CGATCTCCGCCGCGCGCGCCGGGTGGACGCCCAGGACGTAGGCTACCAGCGCGGTCGGCCTCCAGCCCGCGAACCCGCACACCCAGCACTGCCAGCACTTCCGGCGCACGTTCAGGGCCAGCTTGACGCGGCTACAGCGCGGGCACTCGACGATCCACTCGTCGCTCCCCTGGGTCAGGACCGTCAGATGTCCCGCGACCCAGGACCCAAAGTCGAATCGCCGCTCGTCAGGAGACAAAGCGAACGGGCGACCCTTCTTCACGCGCCGACCTTGGGTGGCGGCGGGGGCGGTTCGTCGATGCCGACCACGCAGAACTGCCCGTGCGCGTAGTTCGTCCGCACCCGGACGAGGCACCCGTCCTCGCTGTGCCGGTACTTGCCAAGGTAGACGCGAGCCATGTTTGTCTCCTTCTCCCGGTTGGTCCGATTCAGGCTCAGGATGATGTCGGCCACGCGCACCTTTTCGTAGCAGTCCGCGACCTGCTGGGGCTTCAAGACGTGCTCGCGCTCGTCAGCGTTCGGGCTGGGCCGCTGGGCCTGCGTGGGGCTCACCACCATGTAGCCCCGGTGGCCGCGGTACTCCTGCCGCTCCGACAGGGCCTTCAACTGCCGGAACGCGACCTTCTGCCGGTCCACCTCTTTGTCTCCCGGCGCACGCATCAGGTCGCCGTAGTCCACGACGATCAGGTCAGGCACCCAGCCCTTGGACCGCCGTAGCTCGCCCAACTCGCCCAGGATGTCCTCGTAGCCCGCCGCCCACGCGTCCCGGTCACCGAACCCCCGGATCACCAGCCGGTCCTTGAGGGCCATGTACTCGCGGTGCATGGCCGCGACCACCTCCGCCTCGATGTCGCCGCGCCGCACGGCGTTGAACAGCGTCTCTGCGAAGTAGGAGTCGTAGCGGTCCTCGACCGTCGAGCGCCCGCCTTCCAGGGGGACGTGTAGGACCTTCAGCCGGAGCCGGGAGGCCAGGGCCCCGCGCTGGACGCACCAGAAGCTCTTTCCGATGCCGGAGTACGCCATCACGACTTCAAGCTCCCCGCGCCGGAGCCCGCCGCCCATCGCCTTGTCGAGCTTGGACACGCCCACCGGGAGACAATCCCAGTCCCCGTCGATCGAGCGCCTGTACTGCCGATCCCCGAACCCGGTGAAGAACCACGAGCGGTCGGCCACCTCCAGCCGGATCGCCTGCATCTCCTCCATCCGCGCCATCATGCGGTCGTAGGCCGTGTTCACGTCGCCGCTGTTCCAGGCGTCCCGGGCCTCTTCAAAGCCCGCCAGGAAGGTCTGTTTCCGGGCCCATTCGGTGACCTCGCCGCGAACGTGCTCATTGTCTCTCACGTCGTCGAGGCGTAGCAGTTCGTCCGCGCCACCTTGAGCCGGGTCGTCCGCCGCCAGCCGCCGCCGGGCCGTCTCCAGCATCAGCCGGGTCGGGTGCTCCTCCTGCCGGATGACCTGCCATGCCCACAGGCTCGTGGGGTCGGTCCACCCGATCTGCCCGCCATCCAAGTAGCGGGTCAGGAGCGCCCGGAGCCCGGGATCGTCCATGCAGGTCCGAACGAGCACGCGCTGGAACGCAGCGCCGAACGCATCAGCACCTTTCACGGCGCACTCGCACGGCGTGGGGGAGCGCGGCCTTGCAGCCCGCCGCACGGGGACAATCACCGCACCAGCGGCTGCGAGGGTGCCAGCCGCCGGTCAGGGCGCGGCTGCTCCCTTGGCAGACCTCGCGGACGGAGACAAACACGGCCTTGGCCTGCTCATAGAGCGGGATGACCTCGGTCGTCCTGTCGTCGTCGTCCTCGCACGCGGAGACAAACCGCTCCTGCTGGATCTCGCCAGCCTGCCGATCGTCTCCCCACGACTGGAAGTTCTCCATGAACCGCGGGGTGCTCCGCGTCAGGTGGGTCAGCTTCACGCGGAAGCGCCAGCCGATGGCGTCGTGCTTGGCCCGCACCCAGCGCTCTGGGTCGATGCCGTGGGCCGCGCAGAAGGTCAGCACGTCGGCCGACTCCCGCAGCGCCTTGGTGCTGGCCTGCCGCACCCAGGTCTGACGGGTGACGCCTTCCTGGGTCACGCGGTTGTAGACACGCAGGAAGGTAGCTGGGGTCATCCGTTGGGGTCCCGGCGGAGCCTGGGCAGCAGGTCCGGACTCCGGGTGTTTGTCCCCTCGCCACCGACGAACACGTCGAGGTCGGCGTAGTCGGGCAAGGGAGCCACGTCGTCGGCGTGGCACTGCTCCTCGTACGCGGCCAGGAACTCTTGGAACCGCGGCGCGAGGGGGCCCGCCATCGCGCGGCACGCCTGGGGTGCGCGGAGGAGCAGGAAGCGGTGCCCCTTGCCGTCCCAGAAGCGCTCCAGTCCCTCACTGGTGAGCACGGGGATCCCGTTGTCGCCGGGACCGGGCCAGACCACCTTGGTCCCCGCAGGATCGATGCGGGGCGGGACCTCGTGACCGCGCCAGCCGATCTCGTAGAGGCGGGTCAGGACCCCCGCGAGCAGCGCCTCGGGGCTACCGCCGTTGGGCGTCTTCATCAGGTAGTCCCAGTTCTCCGGGGTCAGCCGCCGCTTCCACGCATCTGGTCCCATACAGGCACCTCCTGGGATCGCCATACCCGCCACGTCGTCAGGCTCCACCGATGAAGGCTTCCGGCTCCATGATCTCCACCTTGAAGCACCCTTCGCTCCTGTAGAGCCGCAGGCGGTGGGCCGCATGCTCGGTCAGGCGCTCGTGGTGTAGGTCGGCCATGTCTACGACGATCCCCTCGGCCTTGCCCGGCGACGCGGTGAGGACCCGGAAGTAGTCCTGCTTCACCTTGACCCGCGACTTGCCCCCCGCAGCGTAGACCAAGGCGTCCGCGGCGGGCACGTCACGGCCCTCCCCGATCACGCTGGTGCCGACCACGCAGCGGATCCGGCCCTCCGCGAGTTGCTTGAGCCGGATGTCCACCTCGTCGTTGTCCTTGCCGGAGACAAACACCGCACCGGGGATTGTCTCCGTCAACTTCTCCCCGTGGGCGATCTGCTTCACGAGCACCAGCACACGCTTGCCTTGGGCGATCAAGGCCCTCGCCGCGCCCGCCGCCACCCGGTTGCGCTCCGGGTAGTGGACGACCCCATCCGGGTACACGTCGTGCGACGTGGCCGGGTTGCAGGTCCCCCGGACGCGGAGCATGACGATCCGCGCAGGCACCAGCCGCTTCAGGCCCACCATGTCGCTCACGGAGCGGCGGAACGCGGCGCGGCCCAGGATCGCGCACATCTCCATGTCTTTGCCGTCCGCACGGTAGTGCGTCCCGGTCAGCCCCAGGCGGTAGTAGGCGTTCGGGAGCGCGTCGCACGCGGCCTGCCACGTCGAGGCGGCGGCGTGGTGGAACTCGTCGATGACGAGGGCTTCCCGGGTGTGCAGGTTGGGCAGCTTCGCGGCCGTCTGCGGCGTCGTCACCCAGACCAGCGCCCGCTGGAGCGCCATCAGGTTCTTCCGGGTGCGCTGGCCTCCCGTCACCGACTGGACCTGCCAGGGCTCGTAGAACTCGTGGAACGCCGCCGCGGTCTGCTTCGCCAGACCGACGCCCGGCACCATGTAGAGCGTCGGGACGCCCAGCCGCGCGATGGCGCTCATGGCGATCCGGGTCTTCCCCGACCGGGGTGGCAGGTCGATCACGCCGCGGGTGGCGGAGACAAACGCGTCCACCGCCTCCTGCTGGTACCCGAACAGCGGGATCGGGGGGATCGGGTGCGCGTGCCGTGAGAACGGGACCGGGACCTCGCGATTGTCTCTTAGCTCGCACACCTCCCGGCCGTGCAGCTTGACCGCCCGGACCACGTTGGTGAGCAGCCCTGTCGGGAAGACTCCGGCGCGGTTGACCATCCGCTTCCAGCCATCCCAGTGGCCACGCTGCCGGAGGACGTGTCCCAGCATCACCGGGGTCAGGTCCTCCCGGGACAGCCCGGCGTATTCCAACTGGTCGGCCAGGGTCCGGTTCATCCAGACCTGCGCCACGTCGGCCGCGCCCCCCAGCCGAACGGCCTTCCTGAAGAACGCCTTGATCAACTGCTGGGCCTCGACCGTGGGCAGCACCATGTCCTGATAGGCCACCGACCGCCGGACAGCCGCCATGGTCCCGGGACCCTCGTCGCGGAGGCGGCTGGCGACGTTGCCGATCTCGATGACCGCCATCAGGCCCAGACCTCGTGATCCGGGTCCTCCCACGCTGGGTGGTCGGGATCGAGCACGATGTAAAGGTTCACGCGGCGGCTCTTGGACAGGTGCTTCTTGGAGCGGCCCAGGAACTGCGCTGCCTCCAGTTGGCTCAGGGCCCTGAACGCGGTGCGCTCCGACACCCCGTTGAGCGCGGCGAGCTTCTTGACCTTGACCCAGGCTCGGCCAGTGTCCCGGCCCAGGAAGGTCAGCAGGGTGAAGTAGACGCACCGCGTGGATGGAGACAAAGCCCGGAAGTCGTCTCGGTCCACGTCCGCATGATGGATGACGCCGAACCGGGCTCTACGCCCGTCCACCACGCGCACCTCGCCCATGCGGACCTCCGGCCTCGCACATACCCGGCAGGGGCGGAGGCTCTACAGGCTGTCGCTGTCGATGTCGTTGGGCTTGGCGTCGATCACCATCTTGGGCACGACCTCCTCGACCCCAGGCTTCATCACCTGGGTCACGAGCCCCTGGAGCATGCTGCCGCCCTGGGTGCCGCGGATGGACTTGCCCAGGATCAGCGCCATCGTCACGTACATGGCGTTGGTCATGTGCTCCTCGGGCAGGCCCAGATCGTAGGCGCTGTCCGCGATCAGCAGGGCGAGGAACGCCAGGAAGGCCCAGAGGCGGTCGCTGACGAGCTTGGCGAGGGCTTCTTGTAGCATTTATTGTCTCCTGCGCTCAGGGCGCGATGTACTTGGCCTTGCCACCCAGGGTCATCCCGTAGGCAGCGGCGCTGTCCAGTACGTTTCCGGCGTCGTGCTTCAGGACGATCCTCAACGCGTACTCGTAGGCGTAGGACAGCGTCCGCGACGACGCGCCCACACCAGAGATGTCGAGCGACTCCTGTGTGGGGGAGGTGCTCAGCGCAGCGCCCGTGAACGTCCCGCTGGCGAGCGTGGTGAAGCTGGAGCCTCCGATCGCGCGCCGGGAGAAGTACCAACTGAACGCGTCGGTGATCGTGCCGTCGTACCCGCTCGGCTTGGCGAGCGTCAGGTCGATTGTCTCCAGCAGGAAGCCGTCCGTCGCCAACCCATGGCCGTCGAACTGCTCGTTCAGGGAGATCGACCAGTAGCCGTAGGCCGACCCTGCGGCGCTGTCCACCTTCATCAGCGAGTAGTTGTGGACCACGTCGCCGCTCGTGGTCGGGGCGTCGAGGGTCCACGAGTTCGGGGAGACAATCCGGTAGGTGTCGCGCCCAGACGCGATGTCGGTGTCGAACTTGGGGAGGTTGTTCAGGCCCGAACCGGTGAGGACGATGTTGTCTTGGAACTCGGCCTCGTCTTGGAACTCCGACGTGGTCGTGCAGGTCAGCACGCCGTTGAAGGTCGAAGCCCCGTTGAAGGTAGCCACGTCGGCCACCGTGAGGTCGTCGTTGACGACCACATCCTCGGCGGTCACGGTCCCGGTCCACGTCGGGCTGGCGCTGTGCGGGTCGGTGACCTTGTCTACGTGGTCCCGGCAGTAGGTCAGGTCCACCGCGGCACCCGGGGCCTCGACCGCCGTCACCGGGATGGCCGTGTACCACTTGGCTCCGATGATGTCGGCCAACTGCCGCCGGGACGCCCCCAGCCAGTCCGTCAGGTTGGTGATCCCGTAGAGATGGCGATCGGCGTTCCGGTCGTTGACCCCATCGCCCCACAGGTACGCCGCGTGCGCGCCGCCTGCGATTGTCCCCTCGAAAAGCCGGAAGGCGGAGTCCGTCACGACGAGCACGGATCCGACCTTCACCACCAGCGCGATCAGGTGGTACTCGTCACCCGGGTGCGCCGCAGCCAACAACTGGTAGATGACCTTCCAGCCCGCCTTGTACCGGGTATTGATCGTGTCGATTGTCTCCGCCGACGTACCCGCGTCCCAGAAGGCCCGCGCGCCCAACTCGCCCGCGCTGAAGTCGGAACGGAGGTACACGGCGTAGCTGGCGTCGGCCTCGCCCGTGAAGTCGAGCACCTGGGAGGCGTCGCCATCCGACCCGGTGGGCACACCGGACTCGACCGTCCCGTCTGCGAGCTTCTCGCCCGTGATCGAGATGCCCGCGGTGCAAGTCAACTCCAGCCCGGAGTCCGTGAAGATCCACCCACCCAGGCTGGCGTTCTTGTAGGTGGGGTTCCCGCCGAACACCAGCGTGTCCAGCATCATCCGCGAGGCAGAACGGTCGTTGCGCTGCATCGCCTCAAAGTCGGGCAGGTCCACCCGCTCTGCGGCTTCCAGGCGAACAAGGCTGCGGTCGGCGGGCATCAGGATGTCTCCACGACAGGAGTAACGCCCGCGACGGTGATCAGGTCAAGGACCGCCTGGACGATGGCTGTCTCGTCGAACAGGTAGAACGGGTAGTCGTCGGTCCCGTCTGCGAACTGATCAACCTGCGCTTGGGCGCTGGGGATGGTGGTGTAGTCCACCAAAACGTTCGCGGGCAGGTCCACAGGGGTGGTCACGGTGTTGCCGCTCCACGTCGCCCGGGGGAGTTGGGCGCTCGTACCCGTCGAGGTGTAGTCGGGCACAAGCTCCCAGACCACGTCTGTCTCGGAGACAAACGCCGCTCCCAGGAGGCGCACCCGCCACGGCGTGACCACCTCCGCGATCTCGTAGGCCCCACCGTTCACGGAGGAGACAATCACCACGTCGTGGCCGACCATCCAGTCCGCGAACACGTCCTGATCGACGGTGATGACATCGGGCAAGCCCCCGTTCAGGGTGCCGTCGCTGCGCTGGTCGAGCCCCAGCTTCACCGTGTGCGGGTCCAAGTAGGACCGCACCTTCCAGTGGTCGTCGAGGGTGGTGAAGCTGACGGGCTGGCCCTCGTCCGTCGCCGTCAGATCGGGCCCCACCGTGGTGAACCACGACCCCAACAGGGTGCCGTTCACCGGCTCCATGACGTAGTTCGTCCCGGTGCGCGGGATGTCGAGCACGGTGTAGATCCCGTAGACCAGCGTCGGGTCCTCGTCCAGATCCACCGTCCGTAGGGTCACGCGGGGCTGCGACTCGGCCCCGATCAGGTAGCTCTTGCCCTGGTAGGTCGAGGACGGGATCGGGTCGATCTCGATGTAGACCTTGTGGTCGTCGCCGGGCAGCTTCTCGTAGATCGTGTAGGTGCCCGCGCCACGTAGGGCGTCGAGGATCTTCTCGATGGCGTAGATCGTCCCAGCGTCGAGGTAGATCCAGACCTTCAGGACCGCGCGGTAGGTGTCGTCGTCGAGGCCCCGGGTGCGGAACAGCCCGTAGTTCCGACCCAGGGTGTCGAGGTCCACGCCGTCCGCGTACTCCACCAAGAAGGCGCGGCGGAGCAGGTCCATGCTCGTCTGGTCCTTGGACCAGCACATCGCGGGGGCCCCCTCGGGCACCGCGGTCGCCAGCGAAGGAGACAAACCCGTGAAGCTGCCGTTGGTGGAGCCGCTGTAGGTGTACGTCTCTCCAGCGACGGCGATTGTCCCCGTGGCGGGCCACCGGTCGGTGCTCTCCACGATCAGGGTCGTGTCCCCCACCGCGGCGACGGCGGCGACGCGGACGACGAGGAACCCCGACATCTCGTAGAGCGTGTCCGCGAGCGCCGTAGCCAGCGCACGCCAGAGCCCGACCTTGGCACCCATCAGTCCTCTCCGGCGAGGTCGTAGGGACCCACGTCACGAGGCGGGGGCCACGCCGACCGCAGGCTGTAGAGGTTGGTCGTGAAGCTGCGGTGGATGACCGTCAAGGCGTCTTCCAGGGTGTCTGAGAGCACCCCGTCCGCATCTTCCACGTACACGTCGTAGGGCCCACCGATGGGCAGCGGTGGGACCGCAAACTGGATGGTGGTGGAGTCCTCCGACACCGACCCGGACCCGTTGCCCACCACGCCGCTGTAGCAGACCTCGTCGAGCCCCGACGCTGTGTCCTTGATGCTGAAGGTCCACACCAGCCACGACGGGAAGAACCCGGTAGCCGTGATCAGGACACCACCGTCGTCTCCGATGGTCGCCTCGTCGATGGAGACAATCGACACCCCCTCCGTCAGGTCGGAGAGGAGCCCGTCTGTCGAGAGGCCCAGCGAGGAGCCCCATCCGGTCAGCGGCATCAGCACAGGTTAGCTCTCTTTGGTGCTCGTGTACTCGGTCGGCTGGAGCGAGCCGTTGAAGGCCGCGTCCACCTCGTACTTGCCGGTCGCGAGGGGGTACGGCGCGCTGTCCGCCTCCAAGTCGGCCTTGGACGCGTAGACGTAGACGTAGCCGTGGGTCGGCTGGTTGGCGCTGTTCCATGTGTCGTAGATCACGCGCACGTTGTGCTGCCGGAGCGACAGCATCCGGCGGACGTAGTCCCCGAACGTCCCGTCCGTCGTGTGCGCCGCCATGGGCTCCGACATGATCTCGTCGGCGGAGGGGTCCTGCACGTTCAAGATGCGGAGATTGTCTCCGATGCCGGTGCCCCCGGAGATGGCCGTGCCGTCGAGCAGCCGGATGTCGAAGTACAGGTCGCCGCTGTCCGACCCGATGCCCAGGACACGCACGAGGGTCTGCTCGCCGCCGGACGGCACGTAGACCGCCAGCATCCCGGCGTAGGCGTCCGACCGCGGCGTGGGCGGCACGTTGGGGCCGTAGAACCGCGTGCCCGGTACGTGGGCGGCGTCGGCGGTGTGCTCGTCGGTGGCCCCCTCGTGGCGCATCAGCGCGGCGTAGATCCGCTGAACCGCCCGGCCCAGGGTGCCCGCGCTGTCGTGCCCGGCCTGCGACTCGTCCCAGACCCCGTCCGCGATCTCGTCCACGGCGGAGGTCGCCAGTGCAGCCGCGTCCACGGCATCGGCAGCGAGCTTGACGCCCTCTCCGAACGAGCCGCCTGCGACGTGGTCCCCACGGGCGTCGTCCCAGGGGTTCCCCTCCGCCTGATCGACCTGCACGTACTCCAGCACGTTGCGGGACGCCTCCATCAGCTTGACCCGGTACCCCTCGCCCCCGACGCTGAAGGCGAGGTTGGGCTCGGAGATGATGAAGTCATAGAGCCCCGGCTGGTTGGTAGCGTCCGGCTCGTTCATGGCGACTGCGATGTAGCCCACGACCCAGGCACCCACGCCGTTCCACCAGTACCCGTCCGACAGGCGCTGCACGGCGTAGGTCGGGGCCAGCCCGGGAGCCCCCACGCCAGCGGCGACGATCTCCAGGCTGACGCGGAAGCGGTCCCACGGGTCGAGAGTCTGGTGTCGCACGTTTGTCTCCTACGCTGCCGGGCGGATGACGATCTGGACCTTCAGGTCGGTGCTGTTGGTCGCGTCGTCGGTCTTGACCCGGAGTCGGATGTCGTTCTGGGAGGTGTTGCAAGTGTAGTGGAACGGGCCCACCGGCTCGCTCATGTCGAGCGGCTTGCTGTCGAGGGAGGTGAGGGTCAGCGTCGCCACACCGACCTGCTGTAGCTCCACGTCGCACTGGGTGCCCGGCCCGGACACGTTCAGCACGCGGATCTCCTCGACCTGCCCCGACCAGAAGGGGGCGTTGATGTCCTCGTCGAACACCGCGTTCACGAACGACGTGCCGACGCCGCTCAGGGTCTTGCTGAAGATGGTGGGTCCACGTTCGTTCATTTGTCTCTCAAGCGCCGGAGAGGTCGATGTTGCCGGACTCGACGCGGGCGAGTTCACCCGTGCCGATCACGACGTTGGCGAGGGGAGCGGTGTACGACACGTCGTACACGCCCGGAATGGCTTGCACCTGATACACCAACTCCGACACGACCACGTCGGCGTTGATCCCCAGCCCATTGATGTATCGGTTGATCGCGGCCTTGGCGTCGGCCACCACGGTGGTCGCGCTGTAGCCGTCCTCCAGCACGATTGTCCCCGTCACGATCTGCTGGTACACGGTCGGCGGCAGCACGGTGACATGCGTCCCCGCGGCCCGGTAGCCGGGGTAGGTGTTGCGGTCGGAGGCGTCGCCGTCGATGGTCTTCTGGACCTCGGGGATCAGGCCCAGGTAGTAGGTGTACTCGGCGGTGACACCGTCCGTGGGCTGGAGCCCGCCGCTCGGGATGCCCGCGGGCCCGCCGGGGATCAAGGTGATCTGGCCGGTGGCGTAGTTCAGCGTGTAGTCGGTGCCCTCGGTGAGCACGTGCGAAGACGAGGCCACGGAGTCGAGCCACGTCACCGTGAGGGTCGCGCCGACCTTCACCGGAGCGTTGGCGAGGCTCACCCGGATCTCACCGCCCGTGGCCGACGAGACGACCGTCTCCGCGCTGCCGTAGTTGTCGGAGATCCGGTTGACCGTGCCTGCGCCGTCGTCGATGTAGACCTCGACCTTGCCTAGGTCGGCCCCGGCAAGCTCGACCACCTCCGCGGCCTTCACGCTCCCGTAATCGGTGACCGTGACCGACAGGGCCGCGTACTTCAGCGCGTCGGGCGTCCCGCGGCTCAGGGAGCGCAGGTAGGTCTTGATCCGCTCGCGCAACTGCGGGTCCGTCTCGGCGTCCTGCCCGCCCGTGCAGGCGGCGTCGTTGGTCACCGTCTCGATGCCCGCGATGGCTCCCATCTCAGTGATGGTGTCCGCGTCGGCGTTCCCCGCGTCTCCGGCCTCGATCGCCTGGATGGGGACGGACGGGCTGTCGGTGTCGCCGTCGCTGATCGAGCTTGCGGCGGCGGTGGCGTACTCCGCGCCTCCGTCCGGCACGTTGATCTTCGACCCGGAGGGGATGACCACCGCCCCGGTGTTGCCGGTGCGGCTGAACACCGCCGTGCCCGCGGCCTTGGCGGCGGACTTGCGGGTGATCTCGTCGGGGTTCACGTCCTTGGCGCGCTCGTCGAGGTCGTCGCCGGTCGCCGTGTCCAGATCCCAGATCCGCATCAGTTGGACCTGCTGGTAGCTCAGGTCGTCCAGTTCCCGGGCCACGCCCGCGAGGACCGTGTGCAGGACGCCGCCTTCCTCCAGATCCGTGAGGTCCGTCCGCGCGACGACCCGGTACGCCATCCGGGTCAACTGGTCCGTGAAGGTGCGCGGCTGGAAGGGCATGGACCGGTCCTATCAGGTGAGGGCGGTGCTGACCGACGTGGCGGAGGTGCTTCCGACAGGCAGCACGTCCACGTCGAACTCCACCGTATCGCTGTCGATTGTCGCCTGCATCCGCAGGACCCGATCGACCCGGGAGTCCTGCCGGAGAGTGCCTCGGAGCGCGGTCTTGAGGGCGGTGACGTTGGAGTCGCGGTTGCCGAACCCGACCATCCGGGGGAGCCCGTAGGTGGGGCTCGTGGGCATCGACCCGCGGAGGGTCCACGTCCGCATCTGGGTGGCCTGGACGAGGTTGGGGACGCCCTCGATCAAGGCCGCGTCCCGCATGGTGCGGCGGTCCAAGGTGATGTCCACCGACGCCCGGCCGGGCCTGGAACCGTTTGTCTCGTAGAGACGGAAGTCCCGGCCCAGCAGTTCGGCCTGCGTGGTCCCGGCTGCGGCCGACGACACCGCCGACGCCTTGACGGCCTTCAGGCTGGGCACGGCGATGGTGTCTCCGGGGGCGACCGTCCCCGGGGCCCCGGTCTTGGAGATGTAGGGCGACTTCAGCCCGTTCATCAGCGCGATGTCGTACCACTTGGCCCCGTCGCGGAGGAACTTGGCCGCGATGCTCGGCAGGGTGTCCGTGCGCTGGATCACGTAGCTGACGACGCCCGGGTAGTTGCTGTAGGCCCGCGTCGCGGGCAGCGCGCCCGCGTTCTGCAAGGTCTTGGTGCTCACCGGCACGTTGGCGTTCGCCATGTCCGCCGACGACGACGGCGACCCCCCGTCCGCCGCCGTCTGCGCGTCGGTGGTGCTGGTCTTGCTGAGCCCGGCAGACGCCGCGGAGTCCACCGCTGCGTCCTCGTCGTAGGAGCGCCCGAACGCCGCAAGCTGCGCCGCCATGGCGTCGAGGCCGTCCACCATGTTGCGGTACTGCGCGGTCACGTCGTAGGGCACGTCCGCAGCCGCCTCCAGCGTCTCCAACACCTCGTCGAGGAGCGCGGTGATCGACGCGATGAAGCTCGCCCCGAACGCCGCGGTGCGGGCTCCGCCGTTGATCACGTCCTGCGCGGCGGAGACAATCCGGGTCACGTCGTCGATCAGACTGTCGATCGTGGCCGCGAAGTAGCGGACCTCCCCCAGGAAGCCGCTGACCTCTTGCAGGGCCCCCTGGACGATGGCGAGGCCCTTGGCGATGGCCGCGATCACGTCCTTGACCTTGCTCAGGAAGTTGGACGCCGACTCGCCGGGCTCGTCGATCGCGTCCGCGTCGCCGATCGACTTGAACTTGAGCGTGAAGGGGTACATCAGCCGGGTGGCGATGGACCGTTCCAAGTCCACGACCTCGGGTACCACGACGTAGTGCTCCTCGGTGCGGAAGTCGTGCCAGACGAGGTAGGTCGCCGCGCCCTTGGTCGGGTCGGCCTTCAACTCGCCGTACCGCTCGATGAAGTTGCGGAGCAGCCGCATCGTCCACATCGGGCCGGACAGCTTGTCGGTCGGGTTGTGGGGCGCGTAGGGCCCGAACTTGCTCGTGTCGCTCCCGGCGCGAGGAGACAAACCAAAGTTCGCCTTGACCGTGATCGTCTTCCAGAGGAGGCCCTGCTCCTCCGCGATCAGCCCGCCCATGGTCGGCGTGACTGCCTGTCGCATGACCCGGCTCGTCGTCACCGCCTGGGGCCCCAAGGGGAAGACGAACACGGCGTCCTCTTCCGGGGACACCAGTTGGAGCGCGTAGGGCTTCTCCAACTGGTACCAGCCGTCATCCAGCCGCTCCTGACGGCTCTCCTCTCGTAGCTGGTCGATGGCGCTCATGGCGGCGATCCTACTCCGACTTCAGGTGATCAGCGAGGTACGTCCCATCGCCAGTCCGCGTGATCATCGTCGTAATGCCCGACGAGGACAGGAAAGCCGACGCCGCGGAGACAATCGCCGTCTGGCCACTGTCGGTTCCCGTGACCGCCTCGCCGCCCGCTGTAGCCCCGGACACCACCGACACCGCCGCGGACATCGCGGTCACCAGCGTCTGGAGCGAAGTGAGGAGGGTGTTCAGGTCGCTCTGGAGCGTCTCGCCCTGGAGGACCTTCTCCGTCGTGCCGCCGCTGGTCTTGACCTCGACGGCCTTGGCGCTGTCCACGGTGACGGTGACGTTGGCCCCGTCCTCGATCAGGACCTCGCCACCGTCCGCGAGCGTGACCTTGATCGAGCCGTCCCCGGTGTTTGTCTCCGACCCGTCCGTGTCGATGGTCCCGGCCCCGGCGTCGGACAGGTCCACCTCGACGCCACCCGTGTCGGTGACCGCGAACTTGATCCCGCTGACCCAACGGGCCATCCGGTATTTGTCTCCGTCGTTGGTGGACATCGCCCGGAGCGTCCGGGGGTGCGGCAACTGGCCTACGATGATCGGCCGGTGGATGTCGGCGTCGAGGAAGTCCACGACCACGAGATCGCCGTCGAGGTCGGACATCGACGTGTAGCTGCCCTCCGTCCCCGACACCTTGCCCCCGGTCACGTTGACCGACCCAGCGCGGGGCACCCACGTCTCCAGATCCCAGATCCCCCCAGACCGGGTCAGGATCGGCACCTGCCGCAGCACACCGCGCCAGCCGGGCTCGGTCAACTGCACGTCGCAGAGGATCCCCGGGACCTTGTCGCTGAAGGTGGGGGCGCTGGGGTGGTCCTCGTCGGGCCGGTAGACCGCCACGACGTAGCCCCGGACAGGGCCTTTCGCCCGCCGGGGGGTCGGGCGATGGCGGACGTGCCGGAGTGCGGAAGGCTCGTGCATCAGGTGTACCCCTGGTCCTTCATCTGCTCGGCGAGGTTGTCGGACTCGTCGTCCCAGACCTCGATGATGCCCCCGACGTTGACCGACGCGCCCGACAACTCGTTGGTGTACTTCTGCGCGGCCCCGACCACCGCTTCCACCCGCCGCGACTCCGCGTAGCCCCGCGAGAGCAGGACCTGGGTGTCTACTTGCGGGACCTGTCCCGCGGCCCACGAGTGCTGAACGCCCTCGACGTAGAAGGTCAGGTCCTCGGGGTACGCCGTGTGGCCGGACGGCGTGTAGGAGGTCGGTGGGCCTCCTGTCAGGGCGATCTTCTGGCCGATGCGGATCTCCGGGGCGAGTTCCCCGAACCCAGCGACGCCGCTCAGGTAGTCCGCGTTCAAGACGTTCCACGAGAGCACCAGGGCTTGCCACTCCAGGGACTCGGTGTAGAACGCGTCAGCGCCGCCCTCGTCGCTGAGCGCCATGTACGGCGTGCGTTCCTCCAACCGGCGGAGCCCGTACCGGCCCACGCTGTCGAGGTCCACCAGGGGCGGGAACAGGAAGTAGGCGTCTTGGCTCATGGTCGAGGGCATCTCACCGATCACCATGACGTGGTTCACCCGGTCGCGCCCCTTAGAGAGAGACAAACGCGTCAGCCGGGAGTAGGGCACGTCGTGGGTCTTCAGGTCGAACCACGGGGAGTACGTCGTGTCCGCGGCGTTGACGAACGGCTTCTCGCGGAACACGAGGTAGCCCTTCCTGGGCGCTTCCACGTCCTGAAAGCGCGTTTCCAGCCACATCTCGTTCATCGTCGGGTTCTGGTAGGCCCGCGCGAACTGCCAGACCGGATTGGCTCCTGGGGACTGTAGGACTTGCGGGATGTGGACGAACCCGCGTAGCTCCTGCACGTAGCTCTCAACGTCGATGTGCTGGGCCCAGGGGGTCTTTGTCTCCTTCGCCCAGACCCCCGCCGGGACCATGTGCTGCTGGCCGAACGAGCCCCCGGCCTTGAGGAAGTCGAGGAGGAGCGCGGGCACCACCGCGCTGGGCCTGCCGGAGAAGGTCGTCAAGATCGACGCCATCGCTACACCAGCCACGTTGCTGTGCGCGGGGTCGTAGGGGTTGAAGTAGACCGGCACGTCGAGCGCGGCAGCGGTGAGATCCCGGCCGGAGAGGGTGACCTGCTGCTCTATGGCTCCACGTCCGCTGACGCCGACCGACATGCCCACGGTGTCGATGCGTCCGACCATCAGGTGGCTCTCGACGCCGTTCTTGACCGCGTTGATCGTGATCCAGTCCCCGTCCTTGATCAAGGTCGCCAGGGGCCTGCCGTCGTGGGGTCCGCCGACCATGTAGTGCTTGGCCGCGATCTGGAAGGACCCGGCCCCCTCGCCCAGCATCTTGCGGACGGTCACCCGCCGAAGCGGCCCGGTCAGGTCGGTGTTCCACGCGGCCCAGCCCGCCTTGCTGGAGGCGGAGCTACCGGAGACAAACAGCGGGATGTCCCCGTTGTCGAACGTGTGGGCCGTCGCCTTGATCCAAGTCGTGTTCAGCATCAGCCGCCACCCACCCCGGAGCCATCAGGCCGGTACGCGGACACGTCGCGTACCTTGGACGTGAGGTCGTCGAGGATGGGCCCCAGGCCCGTCTGGATGCCGTCTGCGAGGTTGATCAGAGCCTCGTTCAGGGCCGTGACCTGCTGGGCGGCGCGGTAGCCCGCCTCGATGCGCTTGCCCTCCAGCCCCGCCTCGACCTGGGTGAGTCCGGCGACCGTGGACACACCAGCGCGGCCCGCGTCGATGATCCCGCCCGCGGTCATGCCACCGCTTGCCGCTCCGGCGAGGGGGATCCCTCCAGCCAAGGCTCTGGCCGTCGTCGCTCCGACCCCGCCCTTGTCGCTCAGCGCCCGCTGAACAAGGAGCGCACGCATGTTCGGGCCCAGGCCCGAAGCCCCGGTGAAGTTCTGGAGGTACCCGGGCATCGTTGCCGTGGCCGCGCCGAACTCCTGCAAGTCGAGCATGTACTTGGCGTACTCCTCGGGTCCGCCCTCCCCGGTGTAGCCAGCCGCTCGGAGCAGCATGAACTGGTCAGCGGTGTCACCACCGCCCGACGCCATCATCCCGGTGACGGCCTGCCCGTACCCTTGGGTGACCTTCCCGGCCATGTAGCCACCGACCACCGTCTGAAGGCGGCGCTCCATGTTCATCATCCCCTCCAACGAGGACACGTCCTGCCCAAGCTCCATTTGTCTCCGCAGGATGCCCTGGATGCCGGAGAGGTACTCCGCGATCTCCGACCCCTCCAGACCGGCGGCGACCGCCGACCCGATCAGGCGGGCGACCACGTCCTCGCCGCCGCTACCCGCGCCACGACCCATCGTGCGGCCGGTGGACCGCAGCATCTGCCCGGTCTGGCCGACGCCGACGCCGAACGCCGTCTGAGCGGCGCGGGCGAAGTCGTAGGTCCCGGCACCCGCGCGGTACCCGATGCCCTGCGACAACTGCGACGCCTCCTGAAGGGCTTGTGACGGCGCAACGCCGTAGGCTGCGCCCACCGCCTCCAGATCGACAGGGCGGGTGGCCCCTGCCGCCGCGATAGCCGCTCGGCGCGCCTCGGCGCGCTTTGTCTCCAACGTCCGCGCCTTGTCGGTCGCTGCCGCCTGATCGTAGCCCCGCTGCCTCTGGAACTTGCGGCCCTCGCTGCGGTCGATCTCTCGTGCCTCGGAAGCCGTGACCCCGCTGGTCTTGATCCCCAGGTTCGCCTGAGCCGCCGTGAGGCTACCCGCCCCGCCGGTCAGGGCGCTGTGTTCGCCCTCCCAGCGGCGGTAGAGATCCCGGTCCTGTACAGACCCCAGGTCATCGGCACTGAGGCTCGTGCCCCGGGCGCGCCGTAGCCCTCCGGCCAGCCCGGCCTTCTGGGCCACGGTCCCGCCCAAGTAGGCGTAGGTGTCGCGCCGCGTCTGCGCGTGCCGCAGCGCCGACGAGTACATGGAGTAGGAGGCCAGCACTCCGCCCGCGGCCAAGGGCCCTGCCAGCGGGATCGCGCTCAGGCCGGAAGCCAAGGCCCCCGCGGTGGGCATCGGTACATGGGCCCGGCCCATGCCCCCCCAGGATCCACCACCGCCACCCCCGCGCCCACGCCCGCCGCCTCTACGGGCTCCGCCGTCCAGTTCCTTCTGGAGCCGTGCGGCCTCGACCCGTGCCTTGCGGAGGTCGGCGGCGAGGTCGCGGTACGCCTTGGAGGACTTGTCCGTGCGAGACAAAGAGGTGTGGAGCTTCTCCGTCAGCCGGATCAGCGCCTGCATCCCCCGGCTGACCTCGTCCATCGCCTTGTTGAAGCCGCGCATCCGGCCGGACTTGAATGTCTCCTTCAGCTTCTTGTCGAGCTTGTTCACGTCCCGGCCATCGGCCTTCAACTGGAGGGTGACCTGTGACCGTGCGTTGGTGGACATCAGGACCTCCAGATTGAGCGACGAGCCGTAGGCTTCAAGCTGAAGTCAGGGGTACGCCCGGCAGCGATCTGCCGCTCCCACTCGTCTACCACGGGGTCGCCCGTCAGGATAGGATCCTCCCAGCGCCGGGAAGTGCGCGCCGCAGGGGGTCCCCTAACTGGTGACCCAAGCGTCGTGGGGGCCAGCGACGGCGCACGCGTCTTGATGCTGTCGCCCAGGTGCAGTAGGAACGCCTGTAGGGTCAACGGTTGGAACTCGTTGAACGCTTTGGGCGGTGTGCCCGTGGACTTGAACCACGAGTAGCGCAGGAGCCAGTCAAGGTCACCAGCCATCCAGCGCGCGAGGTCTTCAGCGTGTTGCGCCCCAAAATCGCGCCTCGTGCTCGGACACCTCCTTGTAGATGGCGGCGATCAACCCGACATCGTGGAAGTCCGACAGCTTCTCGGCCCAGTCCGGGCCCTCTTCCAGCACGACCGCGAGGTGTGCCTGCATCTCCAGCAGGTCGAGCGTGTCGCCGTCCAGCACGGCAGGAGACAAACCCCCTGCGAGGCGAGCCCGGGTCAGGCCGACCTGCACCCGGTCCCTGATCGTGAGCGCCCGGCAGCGGAACTCGCCGCGCCAGACGTGCCCGCGGCTGTCCGTGTAGTCCAACGCGAACAGGTGGTCGGGGCCCACGCCTCCGACGCCCTGGGAGTCGTTGCTGGGTCCGTCGATCGCCTTGGCCGCTGCCTCCATCGTGGGGGGCTCGACCGGGTCGATGTCCGTGACCTTCTTCTTGCGGCGGGCCGTAGCCCCGATGTCAGCCATTGTCTCCTAAGCCTCCGTGCTCAGGTTGGTGACCAGATCCCAGCGGGATCAGGTCAGGTCGCTCTCGTCCCGGGCGAGCCGGGCGACGAACGACACGTTGGTGGACACGACGCCACGGGCGAGCACGTTGATGCTGCGCTCGGAGAGCTTCACGCCCTCGACGGTCGCGACGATGTCGCCGGTCTGGTTGTCTTCCAGGGTCATCACGAGTTCGCCGCTGGCGATGACGTTCGCCAGGAAGTCGGCGTTGCTCTTGCCCTGCTGCGGGAACCAGCCCTTGCTCTTGATCGTCTCACCGACGACGCGGACCATGTCGGCGGAGCCGGACACGTCGTAGTCGGTGGGCTCGTGCGACTTGGCGACGATGTCGTCCATCACCTTGATCGCCTCGTAGGTGATCAACTCGCGGAGGGAGACGCCACTGGCGTAGCCGACCTGTACGCCGTTGAAGCTCAGACGGGCTCGTGCGCCGGTCAGGATCTGGTCAGCCATTTGTCTCTCTCCTCGCTGGAACTACGCGGCGGCGCTGAAGCTGCTCGACACGAGGTGGATGGTGTTCTTGACGAAGTTGACGGGGACCACCGGAGCGATCTCCACATCCACGGTCATCACGTCACTGGCGATGGTGATCGTGAGGTTCTTCCACGAGGTGAGGGCACCCGCGGCCACGAGTTCGCCCAGGATGCCGGTGGCAACGCCCAGGGCGGCGTTGACGGTCCCCGCGAACCCCTTCTTGCCGACCGCCGTCTCCAGCTTGGTCCGGAACTCGTAGGTGGCGTAGTTCACCGCCTCGTTCACCGATCCTTCGATGTAGGCGATGTTGTTGTCGATCAGGTAGGTCGTGACGTTGCGGAGCCACCGGAAGCCGATGTTCGGGACCTCCTCGATCATCAGGAGCCCCGCCTGGATCATGGCGTCGGCGTCGTCCTGAAGCACGACCGTGGCGTCCTGCTCCACGTCGATCACGTTCATGTACTTGAACGTGAGGCTGGTGCCGACCTCGCTCCCGGCCTGCATCCCGGCTGCGACGCAGGCGGTGAAGAACGGGGCGAATGTCTCCTTGGTGCCGTCGCTGTTGTAGCGGATCACGTCCTGCCCGCAGAGGCGAGCGTGGCGGGTGTTCAGCGCGACAGCGCGGGCCTTCAACTCGGTCAGCGTCTCGCTGGAGTCGGCTCCCAGGATGCAGTCCCGCTCCGACCGGCCAGCGCCCGCCATGTAGACGCAGTGCGCGAGGACCGCGGCGTGGACCGCCTCGTCCTCGGTGAGGACCACGATGGTGTTCACCCGCACGTCGCGGAGCAGGTCGAGTGCCGCCTGCCAGTTGCTGAACGCGGTGGTGCCCTCGACGCCGCCGCTCAGGAACTGGGGCGTGGAGGTGTTGTCGGGGACGCCGGTCGCCCCGGAAGCGGCGGCGGCGGTGACCATCGCGCTCGCGGCGTTGATCCGCTCGACCACGCGGAAGAGGTCCGCGTAGTAGCTGATCGTCGCGGCCTGCACGTCGGAGGCCGCGGTCTTGTCCATGTCGCTGACCGCGAACGTCGCCGCGTCGGTGATCTTCTCCGTGAAGGTGAAGCCGGTCTGCGTGTCGAAGTAGTCGGCCACGTCCTCGATGGTGGCGTAGGTCGCCACGGCGAGGGTGAACATCCCGCCCGCGATGGTCACGGTGCGAGCGGCCTCGACGTAGCCGACCGCGACGGCGCTGATCGACTCCCAGTCGTCGGTGGTGGTCACGACCGGCGTGGTGCCGGAGAGGGTGACCTCCTCCAAGGTGGCGGCTCCACCCGCGGTGCCGATGAGGATCAGCTTCTGGGTGGTCGCGGCGTCCGCCGTGATGGACAGGGTGCTGCTGTTGACGGTGAGCGCGGTCGAGTAGACCTCGACCCCCACCTCGGTGCCAGCCGCCGCGAGGTCGAACAACTGGGTCGAGGTCGTCGCGTCGCTCAGGGTGACGACACCCGCGGCCACGGCGTCGAGGACGAACCCGTGGACCGCGCTCCACACGGTGGTGCCAGTCACGTCGGTCGTCCCGTTGAGAGACAAATCCTCGCTGGCCGGGAGGCCGGTGCCGGAGTCCACCCCGTAGACCGTGACGGTCTGCGTGGTGTCGGCCGCGTCGGTGGACACCACCTTGACGGCGTTGCCGGACCCCACGTTGGCGTCCTTGTCTCCGTCCTGCCCGACCTCGTTGTGGGTGAACGTCGTGGTCACGCCCACGGCGGGATCCACGGCGACGTTGACCACGGTCTGCTCACCACTGAACGCCAGGGTGAAGATCGCGTCGCCGCCGATGTCGTCGAGGACCTCCTCGGTCGATCCCAGCTTCAAGGTCACCGCGGTGCCCTGGTTGGTGCCCGCGGCTACGTCCACGCTGATCTGCGTGGTGAAGAGGCCGTAGTCCTCGCTGGTCAGCGTGATGGCGTCGCCGTCGCTGTTGTCGAGCGTGATCGCGGACTGGAGCGCCGGGTTGACCTTGACGAACTTGACCTCCTGCGCGCCTCCCGGGATGTCCGGGTCCTTGCTGGGGTCGAACAGGATCAGCCCGGCTTCCTTCAGGTCGCCGTCGCGGAAGGTCTTGGACACCTTGCCGGGGTTGGTGACGGAGATGATGGACTGGGGCTTGCCGCCCTCCGCCTCTCCGATGCAGGCCACGATCCCGGTCGCACCCAGACCGACCTTGGCGAGCCCGGAGGCGTCCACCTCGGAGTAGGAGCCGGGAATGTGGGTGAGTCGCCCGTTGAAGTAGATCGAGGTCGCCATCGGGTTTGTCTCCTACCGCTTGTGCAGGGCGTTGGTGCGGTGGTTCCCGCCGTCCTTGCCCCGGCGGTGACCGTGGATCGGACGAGCGGCGAACTCCTGCATGAGGCTGTCCCACTCGGCCGCGGTGCGGCGCTCGCGAGGAGCGATGCCCTGCTTCTCGCACCACCGTGCGAACGCGGGCCCACCCTTGAGGAAGTGCGCGGACGCCTCTCCTGCCTGGGTGGCGCGGAGCTTGACCTTGCTGGGGTCGGGCTGTCGCCGGGGGAGGGACACGCCCTCGCCGCGAGCGACAGGCGTGACCGGGGGCTTCTTGGACTTGCTGCCGTTGCCGTTCCGTCGCGCCATTTGTCTCACTCCGTGTAGGGAGAGACGCTGCCGCCAGCGTCCTCGTGGGCGATATCCAGATCGCCGTCGCTTGTCAGGTACTCCTCCGCGATGGGGAGCAGCGCAACTGCCAGGGCATCCTGATCCCGCCAGCGCTCCTCGTACTCGACTTGCAACGTCAACCGCCTCGTGAACAGGTTCTCGGGAGTATAGCGCGGGTCGGGCGCAAGCTCGGTCCCGACGAGCATCGGGTCGTTGAGCCCCTTGTCGATCAGCCACTCGTGGCCGACGTTCAGGATCCTACGGAGGACGCGGTACCACCACGAGCAGAGATCCGGGTGCTCGGCGTAGACGAACAGGCCGAACTGGCCTTGGACCCGGCGCTTGGAGACATTGCCGTCCTTGACGCCACCGCCGATGTAGGCTTCTTCGCCCATCCCGACGTAGTCCCCGATGATTGTCTCGTTCATCAGCACGATGGCCCAGACCGGGAACGGCATGTTGGTCCGGGCGTAGCCACTGACCACGGACGGCGGGTTGGAGGCCCAGCGAGCCTTGGCCGTCGTGAGGTCGTTGGCCGACAGGTCCCCCAGGATGTCGTCGAGGACCGTCCCGTCGTCGTTGATCGCGGTGATCCCCGCCTTCATCAGGGCAGCGATCACCTGTTCGGGCACGGTCGGGGTGGAGATCGCCATCAGGGCCCCCGCATCGCGCCGCGGACGGCGTTGCCGACGATGAACCCGGCGATCTTGTCCACCCGCTTGGCCGCGCGATCGAAGAAGTGACGCCCCGTGATCCCGGGGTGCATCCACGCGGCGGGGTCGGAGTTGTCGGACACCCGCCGGAAGGTCATGTACGACGACTGGGTCGCCTTGCGGTAGGTCTTCTCCTTCCGCACCATCCCCTCGTGGATGTCGCCCTTGTGGTGGCTGCGGAGCAACCCTGCGCCGCCGACACCGCCCCGGAGACGGTCGCCCCAGGTGGTACCGCCGGAAGCGTGCGAGGTCGTGGCCTGGAGCTTCTTGGCCTCGCGGTGGACCGTCCGGCCCAGCTTCTCGGCGTCAGCGCGGGTCATGGGTCCGCCTGAGCTACGAGACAAACCCCCGCGACCGGGCCCGTAGGCCGATCCCATCGTCTGGCCGCTGCGGCCCGTCGAACCGGGCGTGAAGTGCCGGTAGGGCACCGTGTTGTAGCGGGTGCCGTCCTCGCTCACCTTAGCGTTGCGGCCCTGAAGCAGGGCCTCCTTCATGTCGCCGCCTTCCCAGCCCACCTCGACCATGTTCGGGACCTGCCCGACGAGCACGATGGACGCGAACTCCCGCGCCCCAGACCGGAGGTTCTGCGGAGACAAAGGAACATGGAGTAGCTGGAGGCCCTGGACGTAGTCCTCGCCCGTGGTGTGTAGTTCGCGCTGTGCGTAGGAGACAATCTCGTTCCGGACGGCCTCCGCGATCTCGGGCAGGACGCGCCGGAGCACCTCGGGCAGCACCGTGAGCCCCGGTGGAGCCTGGATGTCTACGACGTGGATCACGAGCCCCTCGCTTGCGTCAGGAAGTCGAGCCGGACCTTGAAGGTCGTCGGCAGCGAGCGCGGGGCCAGGGTACCCGACAGGGGGCCCGGAGTCGCCTGCGCTGCCTGGATCGCAAAGCTCGCGGACTCGACGATCCATACGGGTCGGCAGACGTAGTGGACGGTGTACGCCTTGCCCTCTGCGGGACCCTTGCCGGTCTTCCACACCATCTTGGTGGGCTCCGTCCGGGTCGCCGGGCGCATGCCGTAGTCCGTTTGTCCCCAGTAGACCGTCTCGTCCTCGTCCTCGACGTAGTTGACCCGCACCGGTTCGTACCGCATCGCGGTGGTCTGGGCCGCAGTGGTCCGGCCCGTCTTGCCGATCGGAACGACCCGGTCGGCCCCGCGGCTCAGGACCTCGGTCCAGGGCATCTCCTGATCGAGCCCGATGAAGCGATCGCGGAAGCCCACCCGCATCGGCTGCTGCACCGTCAAGAGCGCGTCGCTGAACATGAACCCGCCGAACTGCTGGAACAGGTCCATGTTCAGGGCCACCTGGGCGAACAGGCACCGCACTTGGAGGTAGTCACGGGCGTGGTGCCGCTCGTCGCGGATGTTCGGGTTGATGTACTTCCAGCCGTCGCCACCGCACGAGGCGCACGAGGGCTTCCACTGGTCGGTGCCCTCCAGGCGGCAGGGGCACTCCACCGCCCGACTCCACCGGAAGTCGAGCCCCTGTCCCTGGATCGCCTTGGCGAACTCGTCGGGGACAAACGCCGCAGTCGGCGTCTTCCCCTGCTGGTTCGGCTTGTCGTGGCGCGGCATGGGCTACACCACGACCAAGCGGGTGCCCTTGCCGTAGTACCGCTGGAGGTTGGGGATCAGGTCCTTCAACTCCTTCTGGTACTCGATGATCCGCGCGCCGTAGCCGCTGTTTGTCGCACTCGACGTGGTCCCGATGGACTGCGACAGGCCCGGCAGGCTCACGCTCTTGGTGGCGATGCCCGCGCCCGCCACGAGGTCGCCTGCGATGTTCAGGACGCCGATGCTCGCCATCATGCCGATGGCGTGCTTGAGGTCAGCGGGGAGGGCTCCGATCTCAAAGCCGCTGCGGTAGTCGAACCGCCAGACGCCGGGGACGCGGCCCGTGCGCCCGCTCCAGATCGGCATGAGCGAGCCGGGGATCAGGAGCACGTCTGCGATGTTGCCCTGCCCGGGGACAATCTGGACGACGCCGCTCGCGCCGCCCTCGGTGAGGACCGTCCAGTCGAGGCTGATCTCGACCCCATCCGTCATGGACGGGTACTTGAACAGCACCTTGCGGAGCTTGATCACCGGGTAGCGGTCCAACTGGAAGTAGCCCCAGCGGCCGTAGTCCCGGGCGTAGTGGTCCTGCACCTCGCTGACGTGCTCCGTGGGAGACAAGTCGATGTCGAGCTTCTTGGCGAGCCAGTCCGTCGCCGCTGCGAGGTAGTGCTCGTAGATCCGGCGGGGGAACGGGTTGCCGTCGTCGTCGGTCAGGTCTGCCCCGAACAGGTACAGCGTCTTCAACTCCTCGGGAGACAAATGGAGTTCTTCCGGCTTGGAGTACTCCGCCGCGACGATGTCGCTGTAGGGACTGAGGTCGGTCGCCTTCTTGTACCGGGCCCGGTAGAACCGGGTGGACGACGAGAGGTCCTCCTCCGTGTAGTCGTAGAAGGTGATCCCTGCGATCAGGTCCCACTCCTTGATGGAGGCGTAGACCCCGCCCAGCGTGTCGGACGCCTCCAGCACCAGCGTGGTGAAGCGCTCCCGCACCGTGCGCTCGTGGTCCACCTTGATCTTGATCAGGGCGCTGGTGTCGCCGTCCTCGGCCACCGCGGTGGCCGCGCCCTCGATCGTTGGCTCCAGACCCAGGAGGTGGAACTCCGTGTCGTCCGTGGGACAAACGAACACGCGGTCGAAGCCGATCGCGTCGATCGTCAGCCGGTACCGGAACCCCTCGGTGAGGTCCATGGAGAACACGCCCGTGTCGTCCGTGAGGACCTCGACGGGTTCCGCAAGAAGGCCGACGCCCGCGGACGCCTGCGCGGCGTTGACCGCGGCGGGCTCCGGGCGAATGAGACAAACGACGTTCTCGACCGCTTGGCCGATGGCGTCCTTGATCGTTCCGGTGATGGCGCTGGTTGCCATGGAGAACCCCTCCTGGGGCTACATGGCGAGCATACGCCGAACGCCCCGCAGTACGCACCGGCCATCGGTGCCATCGGTGTCGGCGTAGGGCTTGAAGCGCATGTAGTGCCCGTCTGCCCACATCTTGAACATGAACCGACCGGTGGCCCCGTCGAACTCCAGGGGCGTCCCCAGGGCGATCGAGTTGTCACCCGCGACGTTCGCCTCGATGGTCCGATCGTACCAAGACGCGTCCTGCGTGGATTTGTCTCCTGACACCTGAACCGCGATCCGGAGCGTGCCGCCAGCGGGCTTGGTGTAGTCCACGAACAGTTCGATCTGCTCCCAGCCCCGCACGTTGATCGGCGCAGACCACTCGGCGTTGGCCGGGTCTGTCTCCAGATCGGTGTCGTCGTAGTCGCTGTGGATCAGGAAGCCCTCGTCCACGTCGTCACGATTCAGCTTGCGCTGGTCGTGAACGCGGAGGGTGGGGCTGCTGTTGGTACCGCCCACGCGGACTCCCTACGCCTGGGCGACGATGATCGCGACCGCGAGGTCCGCGCCGGGGTCCTGATCGACGGTCACGGTCAGGGTGCCCGACCCGTCCCACTCGACGCTCTTGACGTAGAGGGCGCTGGATCCGGCCGTCGCGATGCTGGCGGTGGCGGGCATGCCGTCCCACGCGCTGCCGACCACGACGGCGACGGTGGTGTCCCCGTCGTCGATCTGCTCGACGGACGACCAGAACTTGGCGTTGAGCTTGCCAGCGAGGTCCACGCCGGGGGCGCGGTCGGAGAAGGTCGGCTCGGTGTCACGGATGACCCGAACTTCCTCGTCGTTGAACAGGGGGGTGCGAGCCATGGTGGGCTACTCCTTGAGGTCGTCGATGCGATCTTGGATGGCGTCCACGGCGGTCTTGCGGGACTTGCCCGCCGACTCCTCCGCGGCCATGAGGTCGAGGAGCAGGTCGTCGTGCTCGCCCTGGGCGAGGACCTCCCGCATCTCCGCGACGGTGAGCTTGATGAAGTTCGCGATCCGCGAGTCCGCCTTGGGGGCGACCACGGGGGGTGCCGGAGGAGGCGGCGTCGGCTTCTTGGGAGCCTTGGGCCTCCGGACGCGGAAGGTCGCGGGGAAGCGGGCTGCTTCCTCCACGCCTGCGGCATCCGGATCGGGTGACAGGAAGCCGAACGCATCGACGGTGTAGAGCTTCCCGCAGAGGGCCACCTTGGACCCACGCGAGTGCTCGTGCCGGTGTTCGACCCTGACCACGCCTTTGTCTCCCATGATGCCGCCTCCGTGCAGCTACCGGTGTCTGCCTGACCTACGCGTTCGCGCCGGTCGCCAGCTTGCCGATGTTGATGAACATGCCGTTGTAGCCGGGCTTCATCACCTGAAGCGCGCCGTAGAGGACCTGGGCCCAGCGGATGCTGGTGTCGATCGTCGCGAGCGGGATCTTGGTGAAGGGGGCCAACTGCTTCCACTTCAGGACCTCGCTGCTCTGCGAGAGCATGTAGCCCTTGGAGCAGTTCGGCAGGAAGCGGTTCACGTCCACGAAGGTCTGCGACGCGCCGGAGCGGACCACCTTCATGATCATGCGGCAGGTCGTGGCCGCGCCGTCCTTGTCGGAGCGGTAGACCTCGTAGTACGAGGTGTCCGGCCCGGCATCGGTGATGAGGAACTGCACCTGATCGTCGGCGGAGACGGCGATCTGGGCGGAGGTCGCCGGGGCGCTCTTGCCGTAGCGCGAGCAGGCGATCACCTTGTAGTAGTACGAGCCCGCGTCGTCGGAGGTCCAGTAGGCCGTGTTCGACCCGGCGTAGGCCGGGCTGGTCGGGGTACCCAGGGTGGGCGTGCCCGGCCGGAGAGCGGCCTTGCCGACAGCGGCGGAGCCCGCCTTGATGCTGTCGGGGATGAAGATGTCCGGGTTGAGCGCGATGTCACCGAACGGCGTCGCGACGCCCCGGATGGAGATGCCCGCCAGACCACCGCGGGGGGCCGGGAGGTCGTAGCGCTCCTTGGGGTACAGGATCTTGCTCAGGTCCTTGACCGGGCCCGTGGGGAGCCAGAGGTCGGACGGCGAACCGTAGTTGGGACTCGCGATCAGGCGCTCGGCCATGTCCGCGATGTGGTCCTCGGTCAGCGGCTTGCCGCGGAGGTCGATGACGTTGTCCGCCTCGTAGCCGCTGACGTAGCCGTCATCGAGGGCGGTGGAGCCCCACGCGGTGGTGAGGAGCTTCTCCAGGCCGTCGAACTGCTCACCGACGAGGTCCTCGTCGCCGTCGAACAGCGACTGCTCCAACTGCTTCAGCAGCCAGAGGGTGCCGTTCGCCGTCTCGCGGGCGACGGCGTCGCCGTGCGCGGTGCGGAGGAGGCTCAGGACATGGGTCACGCGGCGCGTGGTACCCATGAACTTGATCTTGGTGTACTCGCGGCTGTACGTCGAGTCGTCCTCGACCGGGAGGTCACCCTCACCGATGAACGCAGCCACCCCGGAGCCGTAGCTGCTCAGGCGGTTGTACTCCTCGACGGTGTTGTAGGCGGCGTCCTTGTAGAGGGCCTTCCAGAACTTGACGTGCTCCGCCCGGTACGTGACGTTGAACAGGGTCTTGTCGAGCGACTCCACACGAAGTGGGAATCCCTCGCCCGCGCTGGAGCCCGGGTTGTCCACGTCGGCACCCGCGGTGAGCGCCTTGTTCAGGAGCATCACGTCTTCCTCGGAGGTCAGACCTCCGATCAGCGAGTTCCCGTCGCCACCAACCATGCCCTGGTTGGCGAGCCCCTCGTAGTCACGCCACGTCACCATGTCGCCAGCCATTGTCTCTCTCCCTCTGGGGAATCAGGGGCCTCCGGCCCGGTGGAATCGTCTTGCTCTACGCCAGCACGGCGCGGATCGCCTGCATGGTCTGCGGGCGGATCTGCTTGGCACTCTCCCAGAGCGCCGTCGCGTGCTCGACGCGCCGCATCGCGGCCTCGTCCTTGGCCCCGTGTGCCTTCTCCATCAGGAGGGTGAGGCCACGGTTCACGTCGGACTTGGTCAGGTCGGTGCTCCCGCCGCCATCGACGGCGGACTTGGACAGCGCGCGGGTACGCACCCGCCGCTGGTCGGCGGTGACCGCCCGGGGGGCCGCGGGAGTCCCCTCGACCGTCTCGACGCGGTCGAGCAGGGACTTGATCAGCTTGCCCTGTCGGTCGGCCACGTAGGCGAGCGACTTGACGAGCCCGCCCTGGGCCTTCAGGAGTTCGCGGGTGGCGCGGCCTTCGCGGGACACCTCGCCCACGACCTCGTCCATCCGGGCGTCCACACCGTCCACGAGGGACTTGAGGAAGCTGGAGGCGTTCACCAGGGAAGCGGCGTCGTCGTCCTCGTCCATCATCTCCATGACGGACTTGGAGAGGTAGCCACCTGTGGTCACTGCCCCCGACTCGGTGCCCAGCCAGAGGTGGGCGAGTTCGGCGCGCTCGGACTTGTCGATGGTCCCTGCGTCGAGCCGCGCCTTGAGGTACGTCTCGCGGCTGGTGCCAGCCTCGGTCACCGCCGCCTCGACGTTGTCGTAGTCGTCGAGCGCCTTCAGGAGGTCCGCGCTGTCCACGACGGGCTCGTCGTCGTTCCCGTCCAGCGACTTGGCGCTGTCGTCGTCGGCGTCGTCGGGCTCGCCGTCGTCGTCGTCGTCGTCCGCGTCCGCGTCCTCGTCGTCGTCGTCCTCGCCCTCGACGGGCAGGGCCTTGAACATCGTCTCGTCGATCGCGTCGAGGCCCTTCATGGCCGCGAGCGACTTGTAGACGCCGTAGTCGAGCCCGTGGGGCCGCGAGTCCAGAACGAAGGTCGCCATCAGAGTCCTCCTGCCGCCTGTTGTACCACGCGGTCAATCGCGGCGGCGTCCAAGTGGGGGTAACGGGCTCGCACGATCAGCGCCGCCTCCGACTTGTTCAGTCGGCGGTCGCTGGGTGCGAACGAAGCCAGGGTGTCAGCCCACGCCTCGATGTGTTCGATTTCGGAGACAAACGGGATCGAGCCGCCGCCGTGGTCGCTCTTGGCGATCGGTGCGTTCGCGGACGACAGCGCCGCGATCTCCTCGTCCTCGTCGGGCTCGTCGGTCGTGGACGGTTTGTCTCCGTCCATCGACTCCTGCCGGAGTGCGAACCCCTCGCCGGGGCTCACCGGGGGAGCATCGACAGCAGATCCGGCGGTCATCGCCTTGGCGAGGACGTGCAGTTCCGTGTCGGTGTTCACCGGGCAGTGGGTCACAGCGACGTGCTTGACCTGGGCCCGGAGGATCGTCGAGGGGTCCTTGGCGTCGCGCTTGCTGACCTTGCCCTCGATCGAGAAGCCAAGCTGGCGCCCGCCCTCGGTCTTCTGGACCGCGGTGGCGATCTCGTACAACTCCCGGCCCTTCTTGGTGTCGAGGAGGTAGCCATCCGCCCACCAGCCGTTGTGGGTGCTCGCCTGTCCGTTCGGGAGGATGTCTCCCTTCTTCACGCGTGTCGCACCGCTCGGGTAGCCGACGACGCCGCTCGACGAGCGCGAGTGGTTGTCGTTGAACCAGCCGCTGGTCAGGAAGGGGGAGAAGTCCAGCCCGTCCTGCACGATCCGCTCGGACTGCTTGTCGAGCGCGTCCGTGGAGACAATCCCGCCGATCCGCATGGGGTGCTCGCTGCCGGACTTCTCCCAGACGGTGAGCGGCATGTGGAAGCGGAAGTTGCTCATTGTCTCCAACCAAGAAAGGGCGAGGACCTGACACCAGTGTGCCGGGTTCTCGCCCCTCTGCCGACTCGCGGCGGGCCTTGACGCCAATCCTTACCGGGAGGGCCGCGCGTGTCAACCCTTCCGCACGCGAACTCCGGGGACAAGTCGGGGAGCCGCGTGCAGGCTCTTGCTCAGGGTGCCGCCGTCCACGAGGTCCACGTCGCCCTTGCAGAAGGGGCAGGGCCCGTGGACACGGCCGGTTCCCTCGTCGATCAGGACGATCCCGACGCGCACGCGGAGTCCGCCGTCGTTGGCCGGGCCACCCAGCGACTTCCGGCAGTGCGGGCACCGGATCTTGCCCATCAGACCTGTTCCAGGCCCATCGCCCCGGCGACGCCGTAGATCCTGCGCCCCATCGGGACGCGGTGGTGGGCGGCGGCGCGTGCGATCCCCTCCAGCACGCGGCCACTGCCGTCGAAGCCGTGGTGCCGGATCAAGTAGGTGATTGTCGCCTGCGGCTCCACCCAGTCCACGAGCCACCGCACGTCAGCGGGGGTGGTCGTCTCCGCAAGGCGGTCGAACCCGGCGAGGTTGGGCAGCGGCTCGTCGAGGTTCCGCCAGCCACTCAGAACGTGCTCCAGGGTCCAGCCGTCCGGTAGATCGAGGTGATCAGCCATTTGTCCCCTCCGTATCGAGCGCGTAGAGGTCGAAGACCAGCGACAGGGCCTTCTGAACGCCGGTCGAGGAGATGCGGCCCAGGGCGACGCCGCTCATGTCGGAGTAGCTGCCGGGCGGGTGGTAGTCCACGCCGTTCTGGATCTGGTGGACGATCTGCTCGTGGGTCAGCGTGCGGGCGAGCCCCATGACCCGGGTGGCGACCTCGGTCTTCACCGGGCGCTCCCTCTCAAAGCCGGTGAAGACCTTGGCCGTCGCACGCTGGCGCTTCTCGTTGCCCTCGTCGTCGTAGACGCGCTTGTCGTAGCGGTACTTCTGGGTCTGGCCCACGTTCGCCGCGACGCCAACCTTGGTGACGTTCACGAGGTACTTGACCGTCTTCATCACCGCCCGTTCCTGGGGCGTGAGCATCTCGATCAGGCGGTTCGACACGTCGTTGTCGGTGACGAGCCCGCCGCCGGGCAGGGCACGCATCGACGCGGCTACCTTGCCCCGCTCGGTGTCCATCCAGCCCAGGATCTCCTGCGCGCGGAGAGACAAATACAACTGCGCCGGGTCGGCGGTGTCTCCGTGCTTGTAGCCCGCCCCCATCAGTTCAGCGCGCGACTGCGCGGGAAGCTGATCAATCGCGTCGCGGAGTGCGGCCTCCTGCGGCGCACACGACACCTCGTCGTAGGTCCCGGCCTCGGGCGGGGTCCAGTCCCACGCGCCCACCTTGTTGCGGAGGGTGGCGATTGTCTCCGTCCCACCGGGCTCCGGCGTCTGGGTGAGTTCCTCCAGCAACTCGCGGGCGGTCGTTCCCCCGATGATCGCCGCGGAGCGGCACCGGTTGGCGACCGACTGCCACTGGTCTGCGATCTGGTTCAGGTGCCGCCTGGACCCGGCCTCCTTGTCGAGGCCCTCGGCCAGGAGGCCCTCGATCCCGTCGATCTGCTTCTCGGCGTGGGCCTTGACCGCGTTCAGGGCCTGCCGGAACGACGCCCGGCCCGTGGCCTTGCCTCCGATCTCGTAGCCGGTCACCGTGCCGGAGTGCTGGCCGCGGGCTCCCGCCTTGAGGAGCGACCCGACCTTCTCCATCTTCTTCAGCTTGGTGATCGGCCCGTCGTCCACGGAGCGCCAGCCGCCGCGGGCCTTCTCGTACCCCTTGGCGCGCGCGTCGTCGGCGTTGAGGAACGTCTCCTTGGGGACTTTGTCTCCCTTCTTCCGTTCCAGTGCGGCCTTGATCGGCTCCGGCAGGATGCGCGCCGACCGCGTGATCCGCTGGGCCTCCAGCATCGGGCTCGCGAGCGTGTCGTACTGGATCTGCTCCGCGGCGCTGGGGAGGTTCATGCCGACTTGCGCGGCGTCGGAGGCCACGAGGAGGTCGCAGTTGTTGAAGACGTTGATCTGCGTCTTGGTGAGGGCCTGCTTGCTCACGGCCTTGCGCTGCGCGACGATCTTGTAGCGCTCCTTCAGCTTGCGGATCTCCGTGCGGGTCGCCGCTGCGGCCTTGCTGTCGGACATCTTGGTGGGGTCACCCAGCCGCGTGATCTTCCGGAGGATCGCCCGGGACTCGGACGTGCCGTAGAAGGGCTTCCGGACGGCCTTCCCGCGCTCCTGCACGTCCACCCAGGACTCCGGGGCGGTGACGTTGAACTGGCGCTTGATCTGCTTCCGCTGGTCGGCGGTCCACTGACTCATGTGGACCCCCTGCGTCTCGGGGCCGATGTCACCGCGGTACGACGCCCAGTCGATCTTGACCTTGCGCTTCACGCCGTTCTCGGTCACGACCTGCTTGGTGGGCCTCTTGGGGTTCAGGCACTTGGAGACAAACAGGCTGGTGTCGGTGTCGCGGTTCAACCCGTCCTTCACCTTCTGGAAGATGGACACGTTCAGCGCACGGTCGCCCGTGTACGTCGCACCGATGTAGGTGACGAAGTAGCGGCCGTTCGGGGACTGCCCCGACTTGGACAGGAACGGATCGGTCGGGTCGTAGTGGGGCGATCCCTTGATCACCTCGTTCACGTCCCGGTACCCCATCATCCGCAGCTTGGCCTCGATGGTCCGGCACCCGTCGAGGATGCCGTTGGCGAAGATCGCCGTCTGCCTGGGCCCGCCTGCGCCGTGGTTCAACTCCTCGATCCGGTGGCCCATGAAGTCGGCCTTAGCGTTGCCGTGGGTCGCCAGGATGTCGGCCCGGAGGCGCTCCTCTCGACGGCCCGGGTCCATCAGGCTGGGGCGCGGGAAGGCCACGTCGCCCGTCTGCACGAGGACGATCGTGCCATCGTCCGACCGGACGAGGCGGAGGCTGTCGCCGGTCATCGGCGGATCCGCCACGCTGAACGCGGGGCGCTCGTCCCAGTCGGCCATCTTGGTGCCGCGCGGGGGCTTGATCTTCAACCGCTTCAGCGCCTTGTCGCTCACCTCCGCGAGGTCGCCGGGCTTGGCGTCCGCGAGCTTCCGCGTCACCGTCTTGGGACGGTTGGCCTTGAAGTCCCAGTCGCGGGCGGCGAACAGGAGGTGGCGGCTCCCCGTCTTGTCGGAGACAAACAGGTTCGACTTGGCGAAGTCGTCGCCAGGACGGAACTTGTCGATCGTGATTGTCTCCCCGCGGTAGCGGTAGCGGATCACGTCGGAGTACACGACCGGGTCGGGGTTCACCGACAGGAGCGCCGCCGCCTCGGTGTAGGTCATGCCCATGTGGGCGGCGACCACTTCCAGCACGTCCTCCGGCTCGGGCCGCGGGATCTTGTCTCCCGTGTCCGGGTCCTTCTGGACCCCCTTGGCCCCTTCCGCGGTGAGCGCATCGCGGAACTCGCGCTGGAGCCGCTGGGCGAGGACGATCTGGATCTCCCGCTCCTGCTTCTCCATGATGAGGCGCTGCTTGGCCTGCCCCTTGGCGCGGGCGATCTTCTCGTCCTGCACGACGAACCACGGACGGGCGTCGCCGCGGCAGATCAGCCCCAGCGGCCCCGCGTTGGGGTTGTCGATCTTCTTGCCGCCGTCCACCCAGCCTGCGGCCTTCATGCGCTTGATCGCAGCGCGCTTGCGTGCGGCAGCGGTCTTCCCTTCCACGCCCCAGCCAATCGGCTTGCCCGCAAGCTCCTCGTAGGGCATGCCCAGCACGTCCTGACAGTAGAGGTTGTAGATCGCCAGGGTGTCGAGGACCTGCCCCTCTTCCCCGGAGTCACCCCGGGCCGCACGCTGCGCCTCCGCGAGGCTCTTGCCGGACAGCGCGTTCAACTCCTCGATCCGCGGCCACTTGCCCGCGGCAGAACCCCGCGTCTTCTTGTCGAACAGCACGTTCACGTCGAACGTCTTGAAGACCTGTTCGACCACCGTGCGCTTGCCCTTGTCGTCGATCTGCACGATCGTCTGCATCACGTTGGGCTCGTCGCCACCCAGCCGGTACGCCGGGCAGTTGGAGATCGCCTTGGCGGCGTTGACCATCCGGCGCTGGCGGGCGTTCAGGGACTGCTCGTCCACGATGTCGCCCAGGTCGCTGGCGAGGGCTCCCAGGTAGTAGCTGTAGAGCACCGACTGGATGCCCCGCATGTCGGCCTGCTCCTGATCCGACGCGTAGGTCGCGGGCAGCACCTTGCCGCGCACGTCCTTGGGCAGCGCGATGTGCATCCACTGGCCCAGGATGGCCGCAAGCTCGGCCCGCTTGGTGGGCTTCACCTGTAGCTTGGGCCCGGCCTTACGAGACAAACCCGACTCGGTCGGAACCGGGCTCGGCTGGAGGTACTCCTCCTTGAACTGCTTGGCGTTCATGTCGGCCCACTGCTCGCCCGTGGACAGCAGCCGCACGTACTCGACGAAGTCGTCAGGAGACACCGTCATGGGCGTCCCCGTGAGCAGCATCATCATCTTGAGGTCGTCGTTCCACGCACGGATCTTCTTGTTCCGCTCGGCCGACTCGTTCTTGATCCCCTGGTGAGCCTCGTCCACGATCAGGCCGTCGAACCCGGCCTTCTTCAACTCGTCGGCGTGCTGCGTGAAGTATTGGGGCCCGACGATGACGAAGTCAGCGCCCTCGTAGGGCGCGGCCCCGACCACCTTCCCGTTCTTGGTCGGGGGTGCCATGAAGTCCTTGATCGACTGCATGTTGGAGCCCGCGCCGACGATGGTGCCGCCGTCGTCGAACATCTCTGCGGCGTCCTTCCACTGCTCCACGGTGTTGAGCGGGGCGACGACGAGGATCTTCTTGGGATTGTCTCCTGCCTTGACACGCACCTTCTCGCCGTTCCCGTCGAGCTTCCACTGGCGCTTCATCATCAGCTTGGCGGCAGCGATGGCGGACACGGTCTTGCCGGTCCCCATGTAGTGTGCCGCCAGCACGCGGCCGTCGTTGTCGAGCAGCTTCTGGATCAACTCCTGCTGGTGCGGAGCCAGTCGGAACCGCGCGCCATCAGGCAGCGTCTCGTTCAGGGCCACACCCAGGTTCTGCCGCAGGTACGCCGGATCGATCTGCTTCACGTCCATCGCGTGGCCGGTCTGCTCGGCCTTCTTGGCCGCTTCCGCCTTGGTCCGCAGGGTCGCCTGGAGAAGCTGGTCGGCTTCCTCCGTCAAGCTCACGCCACCGGCCACCTTGCGGAACGCCGGGAAGGCGTCGCTGGAAAGCGTGTAGTGCCCCAGGGCCTTGTCCCACTTCAGCCCCGGCAGACCGGGGGGCATCCCCTCCAAGTTGTTGGGAGGCACGACGATGAACCGGGTGTCCACGACCGCCCCTGACCGGGGGTCGAGGACCTCCTGCGCGTGTACGAGCATCTGGTCTTCCAGCGGGGCGACCATCGGGGAGACAATCGGCCACGCGAACCCGGAGTCGATCGCCTTGCCCGTGCGGGTGAAGACCTTCCGCCCGCCGCCACCGCCGCTCTCGCCAGCGTAGATGAACTGCTCCGGCCACTCCTTGGCCGCTTCCTCGTCCTTGGTGGCCTGCCAGTTGGCGTATTCGGGCTTGAACAGGGTATCGAACCACTCCCGCTGGACCGGCGTCCCCGTGTACCACTTGGGGAGGTGGCCCCACTTCTTGTGGCGGGCTTCCTCGGGCGTGAGGCGCTGCGCGTTGTCCTTCACGTACTTGCGCTGTTCCTTGTTCAGCTTGTCCGGGTCGAACCCTGCGAACTTGCCGACGCGGAAATCCATCTCCTCGATGAGGTTGTCCAAGCCTGCGTCCCACCGCGGAGGTGGCGGCGTGACGCCCTTCTTCTTGGCGGGGATGACCTGCACGAGGCGGGCGACGACCTTCTTGTCGTTGTGCCAGTATTCGCCTGCGGGAGAGTCGAGCACCACACGGTCGCCCACCACGGGACGGGCTCCGGTCTTGCGCGGCTCCACCTCCTCCCAGTGGACCTGCTCGGCTTCCACCACGGGCCGGATGTTGGGCTTGAACCGCGACAGCACCGGGTCCGTGCGGAGCAGGTCGTCGAGGCGAGGCTGATCCTTGCCCGTGCGGTTCTTCCACTCGGAGCCCAGGACCTTGGGAGGTCCGCGGCCGTCGAACTCGACCTGCACATGGATGTAGTGGGCGGTGTCGCCGCGGGCCTCGACTTCCTTGCTGCTCAGGCGTACCGGGTCCGTCTTGATCGACACCCAGGTCCGCCGCCGCTCGGTCGCCGCGGTCTTGCAGAAGAGGTCCAACTCCTCGGCGCTCCGCACCGGCTGGTCCACCGGGGTCAGCAGCGCCCGCCACATCGGGTCCTCGATGTAGAACGCGCCGTCGTCGCCCTTGGCGGTGCGGATGATCGTCTGGGTGCCGTCCGGGTTCTCGTGGATGAAGTCCTTCCGCTTCAACAGGGGCACGGGGTTCCCGGTGGTCGGGTCCGGCACGAGGATCGGCTGCTGGGGCTGGAAGTGGCCCTTCTTGTTGCGGGTCCGCTCGGTCAACTCGACGGAGCCCGGGTTCTTGTCCCAGAAGGCCCGCGCGAGGCGGTCGCGCTCCTTGGGGTCGGTCGTGTGGGCGAGCTTGGCGTACTCGCCCTGCCCGATTGTCTCCCACTGATCGAACGCGTAGGTGCCGCTGCGCTGGCGGAAGTCCTTGAAGCTGATCTCCTGCGGGAGCATCTCGTGCGCCGCCTGCCACATCTCCCCGTACTGGGCCTGCGTGAGGTCCTTGGTGGTCTTGCTCCCGTCGTGCAGCCACGCGTCGCCAGGACGCCCAGAGCGCTTGGCCTCGGCGGTGTTGCCCAGCGTGGTGATCTGGCGGAGGAAGTGCTTGCCCTGGTCGTAGGCGAACTGTCCGATCGCCTGATCGTGCTTGAAGCGCGTCCGATCCTCGGGAGACAAACGCTTCAACTGCCCTGCCGTCAGCGACTTGGGCGTCGAGAGGCCGTCGCGTGCAGCGAGGATCCGCTCCGGGGTCACCGGCTTGTTCCCGAACTTGCTGCCGTCGCGACCCAGGACCTGCCCCTCGCTGACGTGGTCCTGCAACAGCCACCACTTGATGTGGTTGCGGTCGAGCGGGAGGCCGTTCTCGTCGTAGACCTCCTTCACGTTGTCCATGTTCAGCGGATTCTTGGACCCGCTTGTCTCCTTCGACGACGGATCCCAGGTCACCAGATCGGCATCGCGAGAGGTCGGCCCCACCCGCAGGAACACCGACCGCCCCTGGTACGACATCTCGTAGAACCGGTCGTAGGCCCCCTGGTCCCCGATTGTCTCCGGGTCTGGCGGCGTCAGGAACGTGTCGTCCCCCGGCTCGTAGAAGGGCCGGGCCACCGTGTCCATGACCGTCTGCATCGTGGTGTGCGGAGCCCGGTGCTTGTACGACACGCGGGGGTCGTCGGGCGGGATCTCAAAGATCCCGGTCTGCTGGTCGAGCAGCTTGCGGAGGCGGGTCTTGTCCTCCTGCGAGTTGGACGCGACGATCTCCTTCTGGATCTCGCGGATGCGCTTGTGGTCCGTCTCCAGGGGCGGAACGGCGTCCTCGCCCAGGAAGCGCCGGAAGAACTCGTAGACCTCCGGCGAGGTCAACGCCACCTCACGCGGGGTCAGGATCATCGCGGCGTAGTGCTCCGCGAACCCCTCGGACGTGTTCTTGCCCGCGTAGTTGCTGATCCGCTGGGCGTCGCGGCCCTTGCACGTCTTGGCCCACAGGCGCTGCCACTCGGCCCAGGTCGGGCCGTCGTAGTCCTGCAGGTACTTCTGGCGCTTGCGGAGGCGGTACTCCACGCAGTGCCCCATCTCGTGGAACAGCGTCTCGACGTGGTAGCCCCCCGACCAGAAGTGCTCGGACTGCGTACGCCTCGACGCCGCGTTGATCTCGTCCCAGTAGAGGGTGATCTTGCCGGAGCCGTCGTCGTTGTTGTGGGCCCAGCCCACCGCCCTCTTGGACCCCTTGAGGCGTGGGGTCGTCTCACGGTCGGTGAAGGTGATCGACGAGACGACGGAGTCGAACTCGCGCTTGATCTTGGGTGGCGTGAGGGCGGCGAGCAGGTCCAGGGCCCGCTCGGGGCTGATCGTCTTCCCGTGGACCTCGTACTCGTGGCCGCGCTCCTCCGCGTCGGGTGTAGGGGTTTGGCCGCTGACCACGATCTTGGGCTGACGTTCCCAGCCCAAAGGAGACAAAGCGTTGTCGAGGGTCAACGCCTCGCCACTGCGTGCGCGAGACTGGAGCGTGCCGTAGTCCTCGCGCCAGTCCTTCATCAGGCCGTAGCGGTAGTCGAGGTTCTTCTCGCCGCGCTTCTTGGCCGCGCGCTTCTCGCGAACGAGGTCCTTGGGGTCCTCGTAGAAGTACCTGTACGTCATCTTCCCCCGGTAGAGGACCCGGACGCGTCGGATGTACTTGTGGCCCGGCTTGGGGCCGCGGGTGAACGCCTTCTCGACCTTGTCGAGGTGGATCCCCAGCTTCACGCGGGCCTCCCCAGCGGGCGACGGTGGATGCCGGAGAGCGCGCCGATCGCTGTCTCCAAGTGCCCGTCTTCCCCCGGATGGCGGGTGACGAGTTCGTCCGCGTAGCCCTCACCGTCGCCGCCGATGGTGGTGTGCGCCATCGTCGCAGTCCGGTGGAGGAGGGTGTGGAACAGCGTGTCGGCCACCCGGGGGTCGTGCTCGACCACGCGGAAGCCCTCGCCCTCCACCTCGATGCTCGCCGCGTAGCGGCTGAACGGAGGGACCGGGTAGTCCCTCCACAGGTGCCAGACCTCAGCCATCGCTTGTCTCCCAGGCACGTTTGCGACGCCGACCCATGAACTGGGCGAGGCGTTTGTCGCTCCACACCTTGCCCTTAGCGCGGATACTCGCAGCCTGCTTGCCCTTGGGCAAGCCCTGGTTCGCGATCGCCTGCGCGTAGGAGTGGAGGATCTCGTCCGTGTAGAGCCATGTCGCGTCAGCGGGTGTCCCCGTGTTCACGTCGCTGGCGTCGGTGGGCTCTACGATCCGCTGTACGCGCTCGTTGTGGGCCTCGATCGCCTCGGTGTCGCGCTGGTGCCGTGCGATCTGGCGGACGCGGTAGGAGTCCAACTCCGTCGCCGTGCCCGCCTGCTCGGCTTCCAGCACCTTGCCCACGTCGGCCTCGCGGCCTGCGCGTCGGGCAAGCTCGTACACCTCGATGCGTTCGGGATTGTCTCCGAACCGGGCGATCAGCCCAGCGGCCTCCTCGATCGGCGCGGGGCCGTCGTGCCAGGAGTCCACCAGCTTGGCGACGGGCGACTGCTGGGCGGAGGCGAGGCGCTTGAACGAGGCGAGGGCCTTGTCGATGACCGGCTTCACCGCCCGGCGCTTGGAGGCGTCGCCCTTGCCTCGGGCGTAGCCCAGCTTGTTCGCCACGGCGAGATCCGACCGGATCTGCTTCCGCAGGTCATCCGGTCGTTTGTCTCCTTCACCGATGTACCACTTGACGCGCAGGACCTTGGCGTCCTTGGGCGACATCTCGTCGAGGACGCGGGTCACGTCGTCCTGTAGCTGGAGCGCGGTGCCCGCGGGAAGAGACAAAGCGGCGTAGCCGGGCAGCGCGTGCCGCGGGTGCTGGTCGAGCCAGTCGGAGCCCTTGACGCGGTCACCCGCCGTGATCGACTTCAGGTGGTCGATCCAATCGACCTTGCCCTTGCGCTCCCGACCGCGGGCCTTGCCGTCCGGGCCCTTGATCCGCCAGGGGCCCATCGGGACCTGCTCGTGAGCCTGATCGACCAGCTTGCCCTTGGTGCCGGTGTAGAAGCCCAGATCCTTGGACGCCGACGCCTGCTGCTTGGTCAGGGACCACTCGCGGGCGATCTCGGCGTTGGTGGGCTCGGACTTGCCGGTCAGGGTCCGCGAGCGAGCCTGGGCAGCGAGGAAGCCGTCGAGTACCGCCGCCTTGCGGTGCGAGAGGTTCGCCCCCTGTCCGGCGAGGGACTCCTTCTCGGCCACCCGCTTGGCGTACATCCGCATCCACGTCCGGGCGTGCGTGGTGAAGTCGAAGCCTCCCGCGTAGGACGGGAGCGCCATCACGAGGCCCAGGCGGGCCCCCTGCTTCACGTCCTCGTAGGCGGGCGACGCCTTGGACACCGCGTGGGACCGGGCCACCTGGGTGGCGACCTGCCGGGTCAGCCACTCAAACTCGGAGACAAACGCGTTCTGCTCGGCAGGCGGGACGTGGACGCCGTAGGAGGGCTTCCGCTGGCCGGGCCGGTGGTACGCGGCGAGCATGTAGCCGCCGTTCTCCAGCTTGTGCCGGATGGACCCTTCCTTGGCCCGCGACTTGGCGTAGACCTTGGCCCTGACAGCCTTCTTCCCCGCCTTGGCCGACCGGAGGTCGGCGCGTACCTCCTTCTTGGGGCGCTCCGTGTGAGCAGACGCCTTCTTGGGGGTCTGCTTCTTGCTCGCGGTGCGCTTCTTCCCCTTCTTGGGGGCGACCTTGGGCTTGGCCTTGCGGCGGGCAGCAGCACGCTCCTTCCGCCGTGCGGCGGCGCGCTCCTTGGGGTCGAACCCCCGGAGCGGCATGATGGACTCCCTGTCCACCAGAACGTGCTTGCCCGTCTCCACGCTGGTGACCCAGGTCCGGCCTGCGACCCCCTTGTCGTGCTCGGGCGTGTACCGGAAGGTGCCCCGCTTCCCGGCGACGGCGACAAACGCGCCACGCTTCAGGCCGCGTGTCCCCCGGCGACCCGGGATCTTCTCCCAGTCCGCGGCGTGGTGGGCCTCGTCCTGATCGGGGTACCAGTATTCGTAGCCGCCGCCGGACTTGCGACGGCGCATGCCCCCCTGCTTCTTGCCGTAGCGGGTGGGCTCCCAGCCAGAGCCCGGAGGCCGATTGCGGCTACGCCGGGCCTTGAGGAGAGCCTCCTCTGCGGTGTGGTAGGCGCTCCAGTCGAACTCCAGGCTGAACTTGGTCGCCGCCGCGCCCTTGTGGGTCACGCGCGTGAAGTAGTCATCGGCCAGCGGCAGGTACTGGAAGCCCTTGCCCTTGTGGTGCTCGCCGCTGTGCTCACCCGTGGTGTAGACAAGCTCGTTTGTCCCCTTCTTGACGTGGATGACGCTGTCCTGATTGAACCGCGCCCCCAGGTCGCGAACCCAGGCGAACTCCGACTTGGAGCCCGTGCGGTGGTGAACCACCAAGCTCAGACCCGCCGTGGGCTTCTCCCGGGGCTCCTCGTGGAACACGATGATGCTGGACTCGATGCCGTCGTAGTGGCCGACGACCTCCGTGTAGTTGAACCCGGCGGATGCGATGGTGCGCTTGAGCTTCTGGTGGCGCTCGGTGAAGACAGCGTCATCCGGAGACAAAGCCGCTTCCTGGGGGGACTCCGGGTTCCGCCCCGCGCTGACGATCGAGTAGGTCCCGTGCTTCAAGAGGCGGTCGAGAGCCTCCCGGGAGAGGGTGATCTCCTTGCCCTTCCGACGCGGCACTCCCAGCCGCTTGGGCTGCGGCTTCCGCGGGTACCAGTAGTCGTAGTTCCCCGGGGCCCCACGGCGGTAGCCTCCGCGCTTGCCCCCGGGGATCGAGGTCCATCCGGCTCCAGGCGGCTTCAGGAGGCCCTTGCTCACCTCCTCGTCGCTGTCGTCGCTGTCGTCGCTGTCGTCGCTGTCGTCGGCTGGAGCCTCGGCGTGCTGCGACAACTGGTGCGCGAACGCCTTGATGATCCCAAGGATGAACTCGTCCTTGGCCGCGTCGAGGGATTTGTCTCCTTCCTTGGAGTCCTTGGCCTTGGCGTCGTCGGAACCTGACACCTCGGCGTCCTTGCCGTCGTCGCCGTCCTCGGACTTGAACAGGGCGGCTGCTGCGCCCATCGCGTGGTCCATGAGCCCGTGGGCGGAGAAGCCGACGTAGCTGGTCACGAGGTGGTGGTGGACCGACGCCGCCGCGATGTGCATCGCGAGCTTCTTGCCCAGCGTGTAGCCACCAGCGCTCGCGCCGGAGGTGAGCAGCGCGTTGACCGTGAACGCCACCGTGATCCCCGCCGACACCACGGCGAACGCGTCCTCGCGGGTCAGGTCCTCCCCCTTGCCCGTCGCCAGCGCCTTGATCGCCTTCGCGGCCTGCGGGAACTCCTTCCACGTATGCGCGGCGGCGTGCTTGACCTGGGCCAAGACCTTCTTGGGTGGGACGAGGACCTCGCGGAGCTTGGCGAGCGCCGCCTGACCACCCTCCGCGACGGCCTCCTTCACGTCCTGCATGTGCCCGCTGGAGCGCCCGTAGTGGTACTCCCAGCCGCCGCTCTTGGACCGGCGGCGGAAGCCCCCGTGCGTGCCGCCGGGGATCGACTGCCAGCCGCCGCCCGGAGGGGCCTGCGTCATGCTCTTGTCGAGCGCCACCGGGAGGCCCAGGTTCCCCCGGTCCTCGATCCAGGCCCGGAACTCCTCGATCGTCCATTCGACGCACCCGCCGATTTGTCTCCCAGCACCCTGGTAGTAGTCCCGGTACGCGTCCTCGGCCTCGGCAGCGCTGTAGGTCCCCAGCACGACCTTGTCCTCGTCGTACTGCTGGACCCCGCCGACCTCGGCACCCTGCATCGTGTGCTGCTGGTCGTCGGGAACGCGCTGCTGGATGATGAACACCTTGGCGCTGTCCCAGCCCGCGCAGAGCAGGAAGTCCACGGGGTCGCCGTCCACGTTCAGCGTGCCGGGGATCTCCCCGTAGCTGGCGCGGGTGGTGCGCTTGCTCCAGGGGTTGCGGGTGCCCGCGGCATGCTCGATGCCCAGGGTGATGCCTTGGAAGTTGATCACGCCCAGGTACGGCGAGAACTCGCTCGTAGGGGCCAGGAGATGTTGGACGGTGAGGGCGTTCACGGGATCACGAGCCTGCCGTTGGAGCCTACCACCGTGGGTGCGGCCTCTCCGGGCCTCCAGCCACGAGGCATGTCGATGTAACGCGGGAGTCGGACGAGAGCGCAGCCACACCAGGGGTGCGTCGAGCCCACCACGGCACGCCAGTCGTTGGCCTTCCGGCCGACGTTGGTGCCGTGCGTCTCCAAGTCGTCGAGGATGAAGATCCGGGGATTGTCTCCGTCGAGGTGGAGACGTAGGCAGTGCTTGCACGCCCCCGGGCGCGGGATCTTGTAGACCTTGAGCGCGTCGGGAGCCCGCTCCTGCCGCTTGGCGGCGCGCTCCTCCTGGGCCTTCCACGACTCCTTCAGGCCCTCGCTCACCGCCGTGTGCCCCTCGGTCTGGGCGATGCGATGGAGGTCCCTGGACCAGTCGTCCGTGAGGTGGCCGATGTCGCTGACCATCCGCTGGACGGTGCCTCGGAACTCGTCGTCGAAGAACTCGTCGTCGAGGTCCTTGTCGATGCCCGCGAGCTTGAGGCGGGACAGTGCGTCGTCGTCCCCGAACCGGGCGGCGACCACGTCGCGCACCGTCCGCCGGAGCTTGCGGTCGAGAGCGCGGTCGGACTCGATCAAGGTGGAGCCCACCTTGGCCCCCACGCGGTTGCCCAGGCCCACGATGTGTTGGGCGGCGGCGCGGGAGACAAACGCCGCAGCGCGCTCCTCCGTCTCCGTCCGGGCCACAGGGTGCTTCGCCACCGCGGCCAGGAACTCGTCTCCGGTGGTCCCGTAGCGCTCCTTGGCCTGCCCAGCCTCCTCGACGTGGCCCAGGAAGGCCCCGAACAGGTAGAGGTCGTGGAGCTTGCCCTGTCGGCTGTCGTTGGGGTCCACGAGCCCCAGATCGACGGCGAGCTTCCACGCGTCAGGGCTGACCGCGTCTTCCCCGGTGATCGCCACAGCGACGGCGGTGTGCCACTTCTCCAAGATCGCGGCAGCTTGCCGCGCCACGTCCGGAGTAATGAGCACGGCCATCGGGGCTCACGGCGTCGCGTAGGCGGACTTGTCTCCCTCGACACCGTCGAGGAGTTCGCGGATCTCGTCGAGCGCTCCCTGGATCGCTCGTTCGTAGAGGTCCATGATCTCCTCCAGCCGGTCGTCGATCACGGCGTACCGCGGTTCCTTCACCACGGGCACCGCGAGCGTCACCACGCCCTTGGCGGAGAGAGCCTTGGCGAGCCACTCGCTGGGCTCGACACCCTCCGCCTTGGCGATGGCGAGGAGCGCGTCGAGCGCGGCGTCGGGGTGGTCTGCGACCGCCCCGCGAGGTGCCTCGACTGCGATCCGCATCAGCCGCTCTGGTAGGCGCTCTCGGTCGTGGCGAGGTTGCCGGAGTAGGCGGTCACGCTCGGACGAACGGTGTTGTCGATGGTCACGGTCACGGCCGTGTCACCCGTGCGCTGGAGCGTCACGTTGGCGAGACGGACCCAGTGCGCGTGGCTCAGGTCGGTGTCGATCTCGGCGTCGGTCGGGGCGACCTCGCTGCCATCGGCGGCGACGGCACCCGCGATGCCCTTGATCGCCGGGGTGTCGTTGTCGGTGCCCGTCTCCAGCACGACCGCGAAGATGCACGAGAAGCCGGAGGTGGCCCCGAAGTCCACGCCGTCACCAGCATCGGAGTCGGCGTCGGTCTGGGCGACCAGTTCGCAGGCAACACCGTCGCAGACACCGACGAGCGCGGACACGTCCACGTCGAAGTTCGGCGCGGCGGACACGCCAGTCGGCTGGGTCGTGCCACCATCGGTGACGAGCCCGCCCTCGGCGTGGTTGTAGTGCCACGCGGCGAGCGCGTTCAGCAGCGAGAGGACCAGACCGGACTGTCCGGCCAGCAGGGAGGGAGCGCCCATGTCGTTTGTCTCCAGGGGAGGGGGACGGTATCTACAGGTCGAGGTTGTAGCGCACGACCTGCGGTGACGCCAACTCTACTCCGGTGCGATCCGACTTGGCAACCTGCGGGAGCTTCTCCGCGGCCTTGTCAGCACCGTCGCCGTCGTCGTCGCCGTCACCGGACTCGTCGTCCGCTTCCATGTCGTTGCCGTCCTCGTCCTCGATGCCGAACGTGGAGCCATCCCGCTCCTCGTCGTCACCACCGAACGGATCACCGCCGGGGCCTCCCTCCTGATCCGCGAACTCCTTGGCCTGCGCCCACTGGAGCCACGTCGGATCGAGGAGACATTCGCCCTTGCCGTCTGCCAGGGGTTCCAGGCCGACGTGCTCGCGAGCCTCGTCCACCGTCAGGAAGACGTGCGTCTGCTTCTGGAGCAGTTCGGCTTCTGCGTCAGGCCCGCGGTCGTCGAGGCCCACGGGGACCGCTTCAAAGTCCGGGTCGATCCGCTGGAGGTAGTACTGGTTCATGCAGTTGAAGAAGAACTGCACGAGCGGGCGGAGCCCCAGGTCCTTGGACGCCTTGAGCTTCTCCTCGGTGGAGGTCCCGCCCATCGCCGCGGCCTGCCCGGTGTTGCCGTAGGAGAAGTTGACTTCTTCCGGGGCGATCTGGAACCGCGCGCAGCAGACCTTGATCAGGAAGTCCATCCACGAGCCGTACTCCATGTCCCGGTTGGACATCTGGAGGTTGATCCACTGGAGTTCTTCGGCGTTGGTGATCGGCGTGCGCCACGCGTTGTGGACGCCGGACACCATCGCGTACCACTGGCGTCGGAAGGCGCGAAGGTGCTTGTCGGGGATTGTCCCCTTGAAGTTCAGGATGCCCTTGGTCGTCGAGCCCTGCGAGAAGAACCGGCGGTTGTACTCGATGCCCCAGAGGAACCCGGTGATCTCGCGCACGAGCGTCTCGATCTCGCTCATGCCGTAGCCCCAAGACCGGATGCCGGAGCGGGGGTTCCGCACACAGAAGGCCAGTTCGTCCTGGGTGAAGTCGGACACCAGCGACCCGTTGATGACCTGCACGGCGAACGGGTCACCGTCCTCGCGGAGCATCGGGTCGAGCAGGCGGATCGTCGAGGGGTCCACCATGACGAAGTACGAGGGTCGGCCCTTCCGGTCGGGTACCACTTCAAAGCACGCTTGGTCGAACACCAACGTGTCGCGGACGAACATCTTGGCGAACGTCGTCAGGCTGATCGCGTCCTGCGGCTTCTCGGGGTCGAAGTACCCCGTGTTCAGGAGGTTGTCCTCCAACTCCTGGGCCCGTTTCTCGGTCGCCGCGGTGGGCGTCGCGTTCTGGTCCCGCAGGCGCACCTTGAAGCCCGGCGAGTGACGACCGTCGGGCCGGGTGGTGAAGGCGCATACCTGGGTGGTGCGGACGCGGATGATGTCCGCGATGACCGGCACACCGTTGCCGATGCCCTCCATCGCGCCGTAGGCGAGGCTGGTCGGCCGCTCCCGCCAGCCCATCATCGCCACGATGTCGAACGGGTCGAAGTGGAGGGCCTTGGGGTCGCGAACCGGGTTGTGCTTCCCGTCGTCCTTGGTGGGGACAATCACGTGGTTACCGTCGTTCCCGTCCGCCTCGGCTTCCTGCGCCGCCTTGGCGAGGCGCTGGTCGAGGTCCCGCATGCGGGAGTCGGTCTGCACCGACTCGACGTAGTCGTCCATCACGCCGCGGGACTGGCGGACGAACGTCGCACCAGCGCTCCGCGCCGACCGGAGAGACTCTCGTAGCTCGTCGCGGAGCCCCACGGATTGTCTCCTACTGCGGCGGCTTCAGGTTGGTGCGAGGATCGCGCAGCGTCCCGTCATGGTAGCGGGGCAGGTCGGCCGGGTCGAGGAAGGGATCGTCACCGCGGTCGAACACGGGCGGCTCGGCCTTCCGCACGAGGCCCTTGCGCCGGAGCGTCTGGGGCGTGTGGGCGATGGGGGCCTCGTGGTAGGTCACAGACCCCATCCGGAAGGTCTGGGGGCGCGTGGAGGCGCTCTTGGCGATCTCCACGGGGGTCCGGGGGTCCGGCTGCGTCACGTCCATCAGGCGGGCAGTCAGGCTCTTGGCGACCAACATCCGCGTGGCGTCGTCGAACGCGTGCAGCGCGGTGCCGTGGTGCTTGGCCCCGAACCGGCGGCGGTAGCTCACCGACGCGGTGTCCGCGAGCGCCTTGAACAGACGCGTGGCCTGCTCGGGGTCGATCTCGTCGGTGAAGCCCAGCGCCTTGACCACCAGCCCGTGCTGGTGCTCCTCAGCGTGGTCGATGTGCAGGAGGAGGTCACGCGCGGCGTGATTGTCTCCCTCGGCCTTGACCAGGGTGGTGGCGGGCGCTTCCGGCTGGAAGCGGGTGTGCCCGCCCTTCAGGATGGCGAGCGGATCGACGGTGTTCATGCTGTCCTCACTGCGGTAGATACCGTTCGCATCGGTCGTCCCCCAGGTCTTGCCGACCTCGGTCAAGCCGTCCGTGCTGGCGCGGTTCCGACGCCAATGGTGCTTGTCCCCGTAGTGGGTCGTACTCGTACCTCCAGCGGCACCGACAGACAACACCCGTCCGGTCTTGGGGTCACCCCAGTAGTCGAAGTTGCTCCGTGAACCCAGGAAGGCCGTGTAGGTCTGGGCGAGGTGGCGGGCTTCCAGCGAGGTGTGAGCCTGCCCCTGCGACCCGGTACCCTCACCAGGGCGCTTGCGGGGCTTCACGGCCTGCCCCTTGGGCTCGTCGTAGGTGTAGACCCACTTGCCGTTGGGCCCACGTCGGCGGCTCTTGTACTTGTGGGGGCCTGCCTTGGTCAACGCGTCGAACTCGGTCACGGTGTCCGACTTTTTGGCCTCACCCTTGAGCTTGGCCTTTGTCTCCTTGCTCGCCTTCTTGTAGGGCAGGTCGAGGGGAGTGTCCTTGGGGACGATCTTGTCCTGCAAGTCCGCGCGGAACACGCCGGGCTGCTTGAACGACCGGTCCAAGAAGTCCTTCATCGGCATGTCCACGCGGATGACGTTCATCTTGGCATCGGGGTTCGCCGCGAGCAGCGACGAGTACCGGTGGTGGCCGTCGAGGATGTGGTTGTCGCTGGAGATGACGATCGGCTTCTTGCCCGGGTTCCACTCACCCTTGAGGTAGCCCTCCGCGAACTTGTAGGTCTTCTTGGCCTTGATCTCCCGCTGGGTGGCCTTGAGCTTGCCCACGGCGATCTGGCCGGGCTTCACGTCGGTACCTTCCTTCTTGAGGTCATCCAGAAGTTGGTCCATGACCGACTGTCCGTTCGGGTCCGCACCCGCCTCGACCGCCGCCTTGCCCTTGGTCCGGTCGTCGGGGTCGTCGGACGCGAGCAGTTCCTTGACCGTCTTGTCCATCACCTGGGGCATGGACGAGCGGGGGACGCCCAGGTTGCCGCTGCACACAGGAGGCTGCATCTGGCATACGTCCGCGGACTTGCCGATCCCGGCGGCGAGCTTCTCCTTGATCTCCTTGGCCCGCGCGAGATCCTTGCGCGTGACCTTGCCGTCCGGCCCGGCGACCACCTGAAGGTTGTAGCCCTTCAACTCGCCGTCGAAAGCGAGCTTGACCTGCTCGGGAGACAAGAACGCCTCCCCGCCGTTTGTCTCCTTCTTCTCCGCCTTGCCGCCGGGGCCCCTGCTGCTGCTCCCGTCCGCGTAGAAGTAGCGGTAGTTCCCGGGCCCGCCCTCACGCCGGATGTACTTGTGGGGCGCGGACTTGGTCAACGCGTTGTCCCACGCGGATGCTGCCTCGGAAAGGTTCGCGCTCACGGTTCAGGCTCCTCGGCTTCGGGCAGGTCCGCGCCATCATAGCTCGTTTCTGCCTTGACCACGTCCCCCTGTAGCTCGTCCCAGACATCCCACAGGCCCTTGGGGACCGGGTACCACTCTACGTCGAGGTTCCCCTCGTCGTCGTAGTCGGGAGACAAACGGGTGAAGTCGTCCATTTGTCTCACTCCACGTCGAGAAGGGCCGGGTCTGCCCCGCAACGGTCGATGGCCCACTCGCGGAACACGTCGGGGTGGACGTAGCTCGTCCGGGCGACCGCCGCCGTGTTGTTGAGCTTGGTGGCGACTGCCTTGCTTGCCTGGAGCATCGCCTTAGCCAACAGGCGCTTGTCCTTCCGTTTGTCTCCGGTCAGGGGCGGAGGCTTGATCACACGGTCGAGGACCTTCATCGCCGTCTCGGTCCCGATGATCGTGCGGCAGTCCTTGAGGTGCAACCCCTCGGGCAACGCCTCGCGGGCCTGCGGAAGGGCACTCCTCGCGAACAAGCGCTGGCCCTTCTTTGTCCCCTTCATGTAGCCCCGGAGAGCGTCGGCCACCGCCTTGTTGGTGAACGCGGCGGTGTTCTCCTTGCCGCCCTTGCCGGTGAAGTCCAGCGACACCCGGTTGCCCTTGACGCTGACGTGTTCCTTCTGGATGGTCGCGATGCCGACGCGGCCCTTGAGGGACTGGTGTGATCCTGGGCGGAGCCCAGTCAGCGCGATCATCATCGCCACCGTGAGCCCCTGGTGCTCCGGAGTGCCGGGCTCGGCCCGCTTCAAGTCGCGGGTCATCTTGCGCTTGATCGCCGGAAAGTCCTTCCGGTACTTCATCACCCGGGCCCACTTCTTGGCGGCGTTGCGCTTGTGGAACTCCGGCGTGTACGCCGACTGCGGGCGACCGCTGCCGTCCCGCCACTTCAACACGGCACGATCGTGGATGCCACGCGGAGACAGGTTGACCTCGATCTCCGACGCCGGGATCGTGGCCTGGGGTAGCTTGCTGACCCCCAGCTTCACCAGCTTGGCGAGTGCGGCTGGAGGAAGCTGCGATCCGGGCGGGCCATCCGCCTTGGCGAAGAACTGCGCCAGCATCTCCGCGGCGCGGACCTCCCCGGTGCGGCTGTCGCTGCCCCGGCTGTAGAGCGCCGACACCTCTCCGATCGCGGCGTCGAGCAGCTTGATCCGCTTGTCCGCACGGTAGCCGTAGCCAGTGGCACGCTTCTCGATGTCCTCGACGACCTCGGACGCCTTCAGGCCGTCGCCGATCTCGGCGGCGACCTCCTTGGCGGCGGCGGAGACAAACGCCTGGACCCGGCCCGCGTTGGGCTTGTTGCCCAGCGCGGCGCGGAGGTACTTAGGCGAGAGGGAGACGTTGAACCCGAACGACGTGATCGCGCCACCGCCGGGCTTGTGGCTCACGGAGGTGCTGTGAATCTGGAGCCCAACGCGTTCGGCGGCGGCGGTCATCCGGGCCTCGTACTCCTCGTCGCTGGCGATCTGCTCGACCTTCTTGGCGCGCTTCTTGGGCGCGGCCTTCTTCCGGGCCTTTGGCTCCTTCCACGCGATGGTGCGGCGGGGATCAGCCCACTTCCCACCGCGGGGGCCGATGAAGGGTCCAGCTTTAGAGATGGAACCCAGTGCTCTGTGGGCAGCGATAACCGACTTTGCTTGCTTCGGAGCGTGCCCGTGAAAGCCCACAGCATCACCCGCAATAATGTGAACAAACGCCTCTGCGAACTGTTCGCTCGGATCACCTGCTGCCGCATACTGGGAACCTGACGGTTGCTCTGCGCCCCAGCCTGCCTCGTGCATCCAGCCCTCGGGTGCAGCTTCTTCTAAAGCGTGTCCGATCTCGTGGAGCAACGTGCCCGC